CCGCACGGCCTTGTGGTACAGCTCCGACAGCAGGTTCAGCCCCTTGCTCGTCCCGATGAACAGCGCCCAGCCGTGCCGGTCCACCAAGCGCGGGTAGATCACCTCGCCCCACGTCTCGGGCTTCATCTGCGCCAGCTCGTCCAGCACGATGCCGTCCAGGTACAGCCCGCGCAGCGCGTCGGGGTCGTCGGCCCCGAGCATCATGATCTTGGACTCGTTCGGGAACGTGACGGTCAGGTCGCCCTCGTGCGCGACGGCGCCGGGGATGCGCAGCGCGTAGTTCTTGAGGAACGCCCACGAGTTGCGCTTGGCTTGCTTGAGGAACGGCGCGAGGTAGGCGTATTGCGAGCGCGGCTTGAGCGTGCGGATCGCGGAGTCGGTGAGCAGTTGGTCCGCGAACGTCGTCTTGCCCGCGCGCGCGTGGACCACGAGCACGCTGAACCGCCGCAGCCTCGCGCGGGCCTCCGCCTGCCAGCGGCGCGGCGCGTAGCCGAGGGTGACGGTGAGGTCGGTCACGCCTGCGCCAGCGCGGCGCGCTCGGCGTCGGACAGCGTCGGCGTGTGGAACAGGCGCGTGCGGTCCAGCACCGCGCGCTCAGCGTCAGACACCGGCCGCGGCGCGGGTGTGAGCGGCGGCGGGACGGGCTCGTCGGTCACTTGCGTCGCCTCGGCGTGAGCATGAACCAGTCACGCTGCGGGGTGGCAGAGACCGCGGCGAACACTCGCGCCACTCGCTGCATCGCCCATCGCGTGCGAGTCTCGGGCGGCGCGCCGAACTGGCACGGCAATCGGACGGGGCCATCCACCGCATCCGACGCGCGGTAGCGATCATGCTCCGCCTTCAGCCAGCGCCACTCGGCGGCCATGTTCACAGTTCCTCCAGCCACGCCGCCGCCTGCCCATCCGCCCACATCCGCACGCCGTCCGGATCGTCCGTGTGGTCGCCCGACTCGTCGTGCGCCGCGCGCAGCGTGAGCAGGTCGAACACCGACCACGCCGTCAGCGCGTCCTGCTCGGCGCGCGTGCCGGTCCACGTGCGCGTGATGGCCACCCCGCGCGTCACGCCGTCGTCGGACTCGGCGGGGTAGAACACGCTGACCACGGGCAGGTCGTCGCGCAGCAGCGTGGCGTTCACGTAGCGCAGCGCGTCGGTGCTGTCGATCTGCGGCTGGATCTCGGCCGTCCGCACGAAGTCGCCGTCGGTGGTGGTGGTCGTGGTCATGGGCGCTGACTCGCAAGCGCGGTGCGCAGCGTTCCTGTCATCAGCGAAGCCGGCAGCGATGCAAGCAGGGTGTCGTGCGCGCGGTTCAACTCGGCATAGGCGGCGAGCGACGCGCGATCAAGTAACTCGGGTCGTGGCTCACTCTCGGGCATCTTGGCTTCAATCTCAACCCATCGCTCGTTCGCGCGCACGAAGTTGATGATCGCCGCGGCCATCGCTGGGGCGGCGTTGCCAAGCCCGATGTTTTCGCATTCAGCCGGTGGCCGCGCCGGTGGCCGTGCGTCTGCGCGGATCCAACGTTCTTCCTCAAGAGCCCACGGCAGCGGATGCCGCTCAACCAGCGCAAGAAACTCGTCCGCGTTCATGCGCGCGCCTCCGCAATCCGCCCAATCGCGCGCTCGGAGTCGATGCCCGCGATGTGCAGCGCCGCGCTCAGCGGCGTGGGCGCAGCTTCCAGCGCAGCGAGCACGACGCCGACCGCGTCCAGTTCGTCGCAGATCACGACGGGGATGCCCATGAAGCTCATGCTGCCGTCAGCGTGCTTCTCAATCATGCCCGCATCCTCCGCTCCGCGCGCCGCGGACTCAACTCAGCGCCCCCAGCCGCGCGCTCCCCGGCTCGCCCAGCTCCTCCGGCGTGCCGGTGATCACCCGCAGCGTGATCGGGCCGGTCGCGTCGAGCTTGATGTCCTTCGGCAGGCACTGCTTGAAGATGCCCGCGAAGATGTCGTCTGGCAGCGTATCGAGCCACTTCACGCCGCCGCGGTTCTGGAACGATTGCAGCACGCCAGCGCGGAGGTCAACGGGCACGCGGTTGGGCCGGCCCTTGCGAGATCCGCCAGTGAGGTTGGCGAGGCTTTGGGGCTTGACGGTCATCCTCGGCATCCTACCGGCATAGTGACGATCCTACGCGCCAGCCGCCCGCAAGACGACGAGCCAACTGGCATGCGCGATAGACAATAGCTATTCTCGCGTCTTTCTTGGAGGGTGCGCGATGCGAAAGATCAAGGGCCACGCGCTGGTTGAGCGCAATCGAATCGTCCTCGGATGGACTGGCCACTGTCAGTGCGGGCTAGGGCTTGCCGGCGAGACGAAGGCCGAGCTGGCCGCCGCTCACCTGTTCCACCGCCGAGCAGTCAAGGATGAGCGCGAGGCGATGACAGCCAAGGTCAAGGCCAGCCGCAAGGCGTGCATCGCCGCGCGCCATGCGGCACAAAAGCCATAAACCACATACTCCCAACCCATCCCATACGGCCAAAATACCGTCGGTTCATATTCACACATGTGTGTGTGTTTGTAGTTATGTGGTGTGTGTAGATAAAGGAAGTATCGGCAAGGAGTTACGTCATTTCACAAACTACGCGCTTGTGGGTTTGTAGATGGAATGTCCATCCTAACCCTACGCTGCGATCCTACGCCGTCGCTTTCTACGCGACACCCGGCGATGACGCGTCCGGCGAGTCTGTTGAGCACCCGCACCGCGAACACCCGGCGTCTGGCGCGGTCCGTCTTGGCTGAGTCGAGCCACCCGTAGAGGTCCATCTCGGCCGCGAGGTCGTAGATGAGGCTGGCGGCTGTCCAGCCGTGCCCGTACTTCGCGACCCACGCCAGCGCGAGGCTCCGGTGCTCCTCGCCTGAGTCGTCCGCCGTGCCGCGCCACTCGCCCATGTTGGTCAGCCATTCGGAGTGCCCGGTGGCCCGCATGATCCCGCCCACGACGGCGGTCCAGCGCTCAAAGCCGCCGAAGCCGCCCGTAACGAGCGGACGGCCCTGAGCGCGCCAATGGGCGATGAGCCCGAGCAGCGCGCCCAGGACGCGGTAGCGGGCCGCCGTGACGTACCCCAGCAGGTCAGGGTGGCGGAAGTCCGTGCGCGTCTCAGGGGCCTCTGAGGCCGGCAGGAGCCGGATGGGGACGATGCGCTTGGCGATCTCGCCGGTCGCGTGGACGTTGTTCCCGGTGCCGACCACCGTCAGCCCGTTCGGAATCGTCGGGGCGGCAGACTGGCCGAGCAAGCGGCCTTGGTACTCGCTGCTGGTCAGGAGGCTCGCCAGCGCGGGGGAGTCGATGAAGTCGCGCAAGTTGTCGAGGTGGAGGAGCCCTTGGCCGCGGAGCAGGACGGACAGGATGCGTTTCTCGCGCTCCTCCTCACGCTCCCCAAGCTGCATGGCCGGCGTGCGACGCCCCGCGATAGCCACGCCGAGCACGATCTCAGCCAGCTTGGTCTTGCCGGTGCGCTCGATAGACGATCCGATGAGGTGCATCGGGACTGGCTCGTCAATGGCCGGTCGCAGGATCGGAGTCAGTAGCAGGCCGAAGAAGTTGGCTCGGTCAGCCTCAGCCTGGAACGGGAAGTCCGCGACCAGATCCTCAAGCACGGCGCGCGCCTCGTCCAGCGGCAGCGCGTCCGGAACGGACTCGCACGCGAGATAGACGCCGTGGTCCGCGTTCCAGCCGGGGTGCGCGGGTGCGAAGTCGGGCGCAAGGCACACGGGATGTGCCGCGAGGTGGATGAGGTCGCGAACACGCCCGCGCGTCTGGCCGTACTCCAGCACGACGGAGGCGTAGTCGCGATTGCACGGGCGAAAGACCACGTCAGGATCGTCGCCGGCCTTCGCGGGCGCCTTGCTGGCGACGAGGCGGACGGAGCCGTCGATGATGGTGCGCAGGCGGTGGACTGGCGTCGGGCCGAACTGTCCGTCGTGGATCTCGCCCAGCGTCGCGGCGCGTCGGTACAGCGCGCCGGGCGCGATGCTGCGCAGCACATCCTCGGCAAACTTGTGGTGTCCTTGCTCGACGTACTCGCCGCCGTCGATGATGTGCGAGCCGGGGACGAGGATGTCGGCGGCTGGCTCTGCGCTGACGCTGGTGCTCGCGCTGGCGCCGGCTGGCGCGATGCTGGAGGCATTGGCGCGGGCAGAGGCTGGCGCGCTTCGCGGGCGCTCATACCCCGCCGTCATGCCCGAGCGGATCGTCTTGGCTGCCTCGCTCTCCGGCAGACCGGCGATGGACGCCGCAGCCAGCAGCTCGGCGCGCACGGTGTCTGCGATGAGCGCGCCGCCGGCTACAAGCTGCCCGAGGTTGAACGCGGCTCGGTTGAGCGTGTCGTTGCGCGTGCCCTCGGTTGCGATCCGCACGGAGCCAACCTCGCGAACGAGCGCTGTGTTCGCGTAGCCGGCGCCGTTGGTATTGGCGCTGTTGGTGGCGCGCGACATGTCCACGGAAATGGCGCGGGCCACCGGCAGCGCATCGGCGGGGAACGGAGCGGGCTCGCCGGCTGAGACCCAGCGGTAAGGCATGCGCTCGACCGGATGCACCGACGGCGGCACGACGGTTTGCCCACCCTCGCCGCGCACATCCACGCGCGGGGCCAGTAGCGAGACGGAGTTGTGCGGCGCGGGAGAAGGACAGCGATAGTAGTAGTGCCTGCCGCCCGTGGGCGACTCTGCGATGAGCCCGGTCGGCGGCGCCTTGTAAGGGCCGCCGCCGTGGCGCGGCTGGTCGTCGTCGATGGCCACAAGTCCGGAGCGCGCTCCGGTGCGCACGCCGAGGTTGTAGCCAGCCTCATACCACTCGCGCACGGTGGCCTCGTCAGCGGCCGGCAGTGATTGCCACGCATCGAGAACGGGGATCTTGCCCTTCAGCGGCGTACACCACGGTCCGAGTCCAAGGCGGAACAGCAGAGAGATCGGATCGGACGGAACGTCGCTAGGGTCGTCGGCCATGGGCGGGGATTCCCGGTAGAAGAGGCCGACCGGCCCGCCCTCCGAGCACCGGGAGCTTGCGCGGAGAGTCGGGCCGCTTGAGCGGTAGCTACCCGCCCGTCCGGTTCAGCGCCACGATACGCGCGCCAGCCGCGGAATCAACCGCAGCGGTCACCCGCTGGCTGGAGTCGGCCACGCGGGCAGTGTGCCAGCGCGCTCAAGCGCGACGCGCACGTCATCGGTGCTGCGCGCGAGCACGTACAGCCCGCCGAACTTCTCGATCATCGCCTGCCAATGGCGCTGCGCGTCGCGCTGCTTGCCGGTCGGGCTCTTGCACTCGATCTCCAGCCGGCGCCCTCCGGGCAGCATGATGCCGCTGATGTCCGCTTGGCCGACGACGCCAGCGCGGATCACGCGGCCCTGCTGCGTGCGCGCGACGATCACGTTCGCGCGCCAGATGCGCAGCGACGGCAGCGCGCCGAACTCCTCAAGGATGGAATGCACGAGGTGGGATTCAGTCACCGGGCTCCACGGTAAAGCCCGGATTGCTCCTGTCAATGTAGTCGAGGATGGAATCCGGGCGCGAGTCGGGTGGCGCGGTGCGCTGGGTGGAAAAGGGCGGCGCCGATGGCGGAACAGATCCCGCCGCTATCTCGCACAGACACCGCTTGCACTTCTGCACGCGCTTCCAGCCGTGCGTGACGGCCTCGAACTCGTGCCCAGCGCAGCGGTACTCCTCGCGCTCCAGCGCGTAGAGCTTCGGCCAGACGCCGTAGCGGATGCGGTAGCGATGGCGGGCGAAGCCGAGTTTGCGTTTCGTGAGCGAGGCTTGCCGGACCACCTCGCGGTAGAAGGCCTCCTTCTGTTCCAGCGAGTCCGAGCGGTTGAACTCGATCAGGGCGCCTGGATTCTCCACTTTGGGGCGGGCGGCCTCGGCGCGCCCTTCGAAGATCGCCCCGCACTCGGGACACGAGGTAGCGGCAAGCGCCACGACGGCGTAGCACTCGGGGCACGTTCTCAGCGGTGGCGGCCCTTGCTTCTTCGGCCGCGTCTCTAGGCTCCACGGGATCTCGTCGGTCACGCAACCGTGCTCATGGTGATTGCCAGCGTGGTCAAGCACGAGCACCGGCCCGGGCGGGCGCATGACGCGGCCGACCATCTGGCGGAACAGCGCGAGTGACTTCGTAGGGCGGGCGAGGATCGCGCACTGGAGTGATGGCAGGTCCCAGCCTTCCGAGAGGACCATGCAGTTCGACACCATCTCCAGCTCGCCCGACCTGAGCGCCGCCAGCGTTGCCGCGCGCGTAGTGTTCGCCGTGCCGCCGTCGATGTGCGCCGCGCGCACGCCGAGCAGGCGGAACGCCGCGACGATCCGCTCTGAGTGGTCTACGTTGACCGCGAACACGACGGTCCGCTGCCCAACGGCGCGCTCCATCCACGTCCGCGTAATCGAGCCTGTCAGGCCGCCCATGCGTTCAGCGAGCTCGGGGATCGAGTAGTCGCCCGCACGAATGCTGACGCCCTTGAGGTCAACCGGCGGGGCAAAGACCTTCGGCTCGATGAGGTGGCCTTGCTCGATCAGCGTCCGCGTCGTCACCGGCTCCACGATGCAGCCGAAGATGTCCCCGAGCCCGCGCCCGTCGAGCCGGATCGGCGTCGCTGTGAGCCCGATGACCCACGCGTCGGCGTAGCGGTCGAGCACGTCGGACCACGACGCGGAGACGGCGTGCGAGCACTCGTCCACGATTACGAGTTGCGCCGGCCAGTGCTTGCGCCGGATCAGCGTCGGGATCGAGGCAACCTGGACCGGCAGGTCGCGGGCCTCGCGCTCGGCAGCAAGGATGCGCCCGGCCGGCACGCCGTACTCCGCGAGCCGGCTGACGGCTTGATCGACCAGCTCGCGGCGATGCACAAGGAAGATGCAGCGGCGCCCCTTGGCTACCGCGCTGCGGATGATCTCGGCCGCTACGGACGTCTTGCCGGAGCCTGTCGGCAGGCAGAGTAGCGGGCGATCACGAAACCGCTCGCGCAGCATCGTGATCGCCCGCTGCTGGTAATCCCTCAGCGGTGGAGGCGAGTCAGGCACGGATCAGAAGGGCGTCTCGCCCTCCAACGGCGCCTCGGTCGGCATCACGTACCCGGGCGGGATGTCACCGACCTTCTGGAGTCCGTTGAACTTGAGCCCGGCAATCTGCACCCGCAGCGAGTCCTTGCCGTTGTACGTCTGCACTTCCGTCGCGACCCACAGGCGTAGGCCGACGAGCATGAGGAGGTCAAGATCGCCCTTGAAGTCCTCCGGGATCATCGCCTTGAGCTTCTTCTTGCCGATGGGCCAGCCGTTCCCAGCCAGCATGATGGTGTCGAACAGATGGTCGTTCCTGTCCGAGACGCGGAAGAGTTTGAGATTGATGCACGCGTCGTTCCCTTTGGACTTCCCATGCTCGGCCTTCAGGATCTCCCACAGGTCAATGCCCGGCTTGAGCACGCGGTCCGGCTGGCTCATGTCAACTTGAACCATGGTCAGCCTCCCACCGCGGTGGCGCTCGGCTCGGATGCGGCGTCGCCAGCGGCGGGCTCGGTATCCCGCACCCGGATGCAGTCCACCGTCTTGCCGAACGACTGCGCCTGGGTGGCGAAGATTGTGATGCGCTTGCCGCGCCAGCCGTCCACTTCGTTGCCGTGGATCTTGGCGATGGTCATGGCGTTTGTCTTGTTGAGCACCAGCCGCTTCTCCTTTTCAGGCGATCCGGCCTTTTCAGCCTTCGCCTTCGTTTCTTCGAAGTAGAGGATCGGCTTACGCTCCGACCCCCGATCCGTCTTGAGTTCTTCGACGACGAGCCGTCGAATCGTGAGCACGGCATCCTTGCCGTGCAGGCCCGCCGCGCCGAGGTACAGCGATGGATACAGCAGTCGTACGTCCATGTCAGTCTCCAGTGGTTGCAGTTGCCGGTGCCGCCGGCTCGGGTTCTCAGAGTTCGATAGGAACCCCCGCCATCGTGAGTTCCGGTTCGGCCTCGACCGCCCACGCGGGCGGCACGAAGCGCGACATCATCCCGCCCGAGACGCCCGGCCAGCAGTCCGTGGCGCGGCACTCCGCAAGGCGGTCCAGACAGGTTTGGTAGAGGCGGCGGCCGGCGGCGATCGTCTCGTCACCGATGGCCAGCACGACGGCGTCGTGCGGCTGCTCGTTCTCGACGACGACCCACGCGGGCGGCTCGGACAGGGCGATGCCGTTCGCGGCGAGGCCGTCGGCGTAGAAAGCGATCTGCCCGTGGTAAGAGAGCCGCATGGCCTGCGATGCGAAGCGGACGAGGTCGCGCGTGGTCTTGAGGTCGGACAGCCGGCCGTTGAGGTGGTCGATACGGCCTCGGCACTCGATGCCGGTGGCGCTGTCGGTCCACGTCACGAGCTGCTCGGCGTAGCCGCCCTGGATCATGGGCGCCGTGATCGGGTCGCCCGCCAGCGCGGTGCTCATGTCCTGCGCGCGGGTCCACATCTCCTGCGGCACCACGTCGCGGCCCTTGTTGTCGGCGTCCCAGCGCGCGGCGGCCTGCTTCCCGCCCGCGTAGCCCTTGGCGATGGCCGTCTCGTCGTTCATCCCGCGGTGGTAGTTCGGCTGCGTGATGTACCGCTCGAACACGCGCTCGCGCTCGTACACCATGCAATGCACGAGCCTGCCCAGCAGCAGCGCCTCTGTGTCCTCGGTCGGGTGGGTTAGCGCCCAGCGGTAATGCTTGGGCGACGTGGCCATATGCTTGAGTGAACTCCAGTTCACTGAATCGGTGCGCTCGATCACTTGCGTTTCTCCTTTGCGCGGCATGAGTAGGAATGCGACTGGTGGCGGCACGAATCGACGTGCTCTGCGGGCGGCGGGAACGGGAGCGACCGGCAGTAGAGCACGCCGCCGCGCAGCCAGAGCAGGACGCTGCCGCGCTCGTCCCCTTCGATGTCCACGGGCATCCACTTGCCTTTCGGCGTGATCGCCCACAGGACGTTCACGTTGCAGTAGCGACACAGCTTGAGGGCCGTCACCGGGCGGGTCATGCACGGGCACTCGTCGGTCACGACAGGTTCCTCACCGCCAAGTCGATATCCCCGCACCCCGCCGTCTCCGCCACGCCGCGAACTACTCGCACAGGCTCCTGCCGCAAGTCCGGTATGGGCGCGTCGTCGCTGGGCTGGACGATCCCGTACGCCGCCATGCGCGTGCGGATCGTGGACGACGTGCAGCCGAAGCGCACCGCGGCTGCGCCGATGGGCGCGCGCTCCACCTCGATCATGTAGCGGAGGACGCCCGCGTCGCTGTGGTGCGCGCGGGTCACGGCTTGCGGCGCTCCAGCACATGCCCCCGCGTCTCGAAGAACGTCAATCTCTTTCCACAAGCGGCGCAGACCCACGTCCCCCGCGCCGGCACCAGCGCGTCGATCGTGCGGCGCTTCGCGGGGCAGGTGTAGCGGATGCGGCGGGAGGTCACGGCTTCGGCCCCGCCCACGCCGGGAGCTTCCATGACGGGTGCGCGTATTCAGTCAGCCCGTTGGCAGCGATCCACTTGGCAACCTCGTTGGCCGACGTCAGCCCGAAGTTGCGAAGGGCGAGCGCGTCGCGCCTAGATAGTCCGATGGCATTGCCAACCGTCCGCGGAATACTGCGATCATCGCAAGCTTGCGCGAGGCCGTTGCCCGTGCGGACTGATAGCCCTTCGGTGTGCGCCAGTTGCACGTCAAGAAGCGCCGGCCGATACGGCGCCGGCTCCGCGGGCGACTTTGGCGCCGGCGCAGCAATCAGCACCACCAGCGCGCCGCAGCATGGACAACGCATGTCGCTCACTTCCCCTCCGTCCTGTCGGGCTTGGCGCCGGGGCCGGATTCGAGGGCCTGCCGATCAAGCACGGCGCGCGCCACGCTCTCGCGCTCCAGCGCGGCGACGCGAGCCGCAAGGGCCTCCTCGCGCCCCGACGGCGTTGAGATCACGACCAGCGCGAGAAAAACCGCTCCAACCGCGACCAACAGCGCGGTGCCGGCTAGGCTGAAATCGTCCCGCTCGCTCACCACGGCCAGCACCTCCGCGCGACGCGGCGCCAGAGGGGCGTTTCGAGCGCGGAAAGGCGGGCGTAGACGTCGCTGGCCTGAGCGTTGACGTAGCTGCGCAGCGCGGTCAGTTGCGACTCGGCGTCGGCGCAGCGGTATGTCAGGCCCGCCACGCGCTCCGCATAGTCCGCCTGCGTGCTCGCGACCAGCGTCACCTGCTCGCGGAGCGTGAACGCCTTGCGCTTGGCCGGCTTGCGGGCGCGGGTCATGGGGCGATCTCCGAGGGGCGGCAGTCAAGCAAGCGAGCCAGCACGACCAGCGCCTTGTCGGGGATCGGGCGCAGATTCCGCTCCCAGTCGTGGACGCTGCTGACGCTGCACGGGGACACCTTCGCTCGGCGGAGGGCCACGGACAGGTCCAGCAGCGTCAGGTCGAGCGCGCGCCGCCTGCGCCTGAGGGGGCTTGGGTTCTTCTTCATGGGCGCGCATCCTCGCCCGTGCGCGGCGGGCTTGCAAGATGCCGCGCAAGAAATCTTGCGAATCTTGGCGGGAGGGGCTTGACCCGCCGGCCGCGCGCTCCGATAAGAAGGAAGTCGAGCGCAAGCCGCGCCGACCGACGCCGGCCGAAGCCGGCACCTGAGGAGATGCAGGTCATGGATACGCAGAACGAGACGACGGGGCGGCAGGCGAGCAAGGCGACGGAGCCCAGATGGGAGCTTGGGACTAACGGCCGAGACTTCCCGCGTAAGACGGTCGTGCGGCGCGTGCGCGATGGTGACGAGCACCCCGACGCGCTCCACATCGCCACCTTCAAGCTGGAGGCGGATGCGCGCTACGTCGTCGGCCTCGTCAACCGTTCGGCCGACGCGATCAATGTCACAGCCGCCCTCCTCGCCCGCGTGGCGGAGCTGGAGGCGGCGCTGCGGGGCGTGCTGCGCCGCGCCTATGTGCCGGACGGCTCGCAGCCAAGTGCGCTTGACCCGGACGTGCACGTCATCGCGCACGCCGAGGACATCGTCGCCGCCCGCGCCGCGCTGGCGAAGGGCGCGGTGCGCCCGTGACGACCAACCCGAATCCCGCAGCCCCGTCGCCCATCCCCTGCGACGGACATCTTCCTGCGGGCGCTGCGCTCGCGTCGCCGACTCGCACGGGCGGCGGCGCGGGCCAGCATTACCTGCTGCCGGAGCGGTGCGGCCCGTCGCACTGGGGCAACGAGACGTGCCGCGAGTGCGGCGCGATCCACACGCCGACCGAGCCGGACGGGCTGTGCGACGGCTGCCGCGAGCCGGACGAGGACGACGGCGACGATGAGGGCTGCATCTCGTGGGCGGCGTTCCTCGCGCGGAGGACGCTCCGGTGGTAATCGACGACGACAAGTACGCCGAGGTCGTGGCGCTGCTGGAGGCGATCAAGCGGCAGGGGCCGGTTGCCAAGGAAGGTGACCTGCCGGGCGTCGGCTACTCGCGCGCGCTCGGCCGCTGCAACGGCAACGCGATGCTGGCGCTGGAGAAGCTGGCGATGTGGGCCAACTACGACGCGAAGGCGAGGGTCGGCGCATGATCCCCTGCTACGACATCCCCGACGTGGACGCGCGCGACCTGCTCGCGCTGGCCGAGGAACTTGAGGCCGACGCCGCGACCTGGGGCCGCGAAGCGGACCGCGAGGCGACGAACATCTACGGCGTGGTGCGCGCCGCCGTCTTCGCGGCGAAGTCCGAGACGCTGTATCAGGCGGCGGCGCTGGCGCGGGTCAGGGCGGGGCTGCTGCCAAGGGTGGAGTTGGTCAACCTCATGCAGCCGGCTCAGGCCGGCAGGGGAGAGTAACGATGGGGTGCGACATTCACATGGCCGTCGAAGTGAAGCGCGGAGGCAAGTGGACCTTCGCGGACGTGCCGGTCTACGGCAACCGCAACTACGACCTATTCGGCATGCTGGCCAACGTCCATAACGGACATGGCTTCGCTGGCGTCGTTACCGGCGAGGGGTGGCCGGTCATCTCGGAGCCGCGCGGCTTCCCGGCTGACGCTGACCCCGAGACGCTGGAACACGCCAATGGCGATCACTCCGCGTCGTGGCTGCTGGCTGCGGAAGTGCTGGACTACTTCAAGGCGAAGCACGCCAGCATGAAGTGCGGCGTCATCACCTACGCCGAGTGGACAGCCCGACAGGAGGCCAAGCGCGACGGGGCGCCGGATGCTTGGTGCGGCGACATCAAGGGCCCCAACATTCTCGTGCTGGATGAGCCCGATGCCAAGCGCGGCGCCACCGGCACGCACGTCCGCGTCGAGTGGAAGGCCACGGCCGCGGAGCGCGCCGAGGGGTTCATCGCGTGGATGGAAGGCGTGATCGGCTGGCAGCGCGAGCATCGCGACGGAGAGGGCGCGTGGGACTACGACAGGGCCGACGACGTGCGTCTCGTGTTCAACTTCGACTCGTGAGGATGCCGACCATGTGTTACTCATCGGGCTGCATGTACCGCGACGCCGACCAACTGGCCATCACCCGCCTGCACTGGCGCACGCTGCTCCTCGCGTCGCTGCTCGCGGGCGCGGCGTGGATGCTGGCGGGGTGCTCGGATCGACCCAGCCCGCAGCTTTACAACACGGCAACAGAAGCCGTGCGGGCTGGCGCCGACAGGGACGTCGATATTCACGGGGCGCAAACGCGCTGGATTGCCGCCCTTGAAGCCCGCGTGACCGCGCTCGAAGCGGCGGCGAAGGCTGGTGCCAAGTGACCGCGCTCGCGGGCGCGGCGCTGGCGTGGAGGGCGTGGGCGTGAATCCCGAGACTCAGGCCATCGTGGACTGCTGCGCGTCGCTCGACACGCTGACGGACGTGGAGCGCGACCGCGTGCTGGACTACCTGCGCGAGCGATACCGCGACGCCATGTCGCGCATCATCGAAAACCTCACGCTCATGCAGCCGAACCCGCCGAAGCGGTGGCCGTCGTATCAGCGTGCCGCTGGCTGCGGGCCGAACTCCGACGCGACGGTACACCTCGGCACCGCGGAGCCCCACCCATGACGCCGCCCCGCCCACCCGCCAAGCGCAAGGCCGGGAGGAAGGCGCGGAGTTGGACTCAGTGGGCCACCGTGGACTGGATCGGCCTCGTCGGAACCTACAACACGCGCACCGAGGCGGCATCCGGAACCGGCGAGGAGGACGAGGTCATCCGCGTCCGCATCACCGAAGTCCTGCCGCCCGCGCGGCGCCGGAGGCGAGCATGAGTGACGTGAAGCCGTGGATGCTGGAAGCTGGCCGCGAGATCGCCATGGTGGATGTGCCGATGCCGCGCGACTCGCGTGACGTGCGGCACTTCGCGGACCTCCGCGAGACGTACCGCAAGGCCGTGGCCGGCATCATCGCCAAGCGCGCGCCGGTTGCCAGCTTCGGCATCTGCCCGAAGTGCGGCGTATGTCAGGTGTCGCCCGCCGCCGCGCCAGCGACGCGCGAGGAGGCGGCGTGGCTCATCGAGCATCCGCGGCAGCCGATGTGGCTGGGCGCGTGCGCATCGACCGGCGGCATTCGATGGGGAATGGCGAATCAGGCCGTCCGCTTCTCTCGACGCGAGGACGCAACCATGATGGCGCGCGCCCTCGACTTGCCAGAGCAGCCGAAGATCACCGAACACGGATGGGGGCTGACCATGAAGGATGAGGACTTGGCCGACGCTGAGCTACGGCGCCGCTTGGATGCAGCGAAGGCCGCGCTGCGGGCCGTCATTGAGCGCATCGACGAAGCCGTCGATGGCAAGATTCATACCGGGCGCATGGAGCCAATCGCGGGACTACTGTCCGAGATTCAGGATGGTGCGCGCCACGCGCTGCTCGATGCCACGGACGGCCCATGCGCAGGACGGCGCTCCGCCCGTGAAGCCGCGCAAGCCGAGCGCGGGATGGTCGATCCATGAATCCCAGCGACAGACTCGTCGCGCATGGCGTTGTGTCACTAGCTGCCGAGTGCTGGCTCGCCGCGGCCGATGCGCTCCAGGAGTTCGACGAGGCCGGTGGCCCGGAGCCGGACGCCGACGGCCGCTACTCGCCAGACGCGGCACGGCAGGAACGGGCTAAGTGGGACGAGTTGCACAAGCACGAACAGGAGGCCCGCGAATCAGTGAGAAAAGCGCTGGCCGCGCTCTCGCGCCGCGAAGCGGAGTCAGCGTGCTACCCGGCGGTCAACGACCCAATCGCGGAGACTGACCTTCGCAAGCTCACGGCCCGCGATGATTCAGACCTCACGCCGAGCAAAGCATTTCGCATGGCGCGCGAACTTGCGTGGCGCCGCGCCCTGCCCGGCGGCGACGCGGGCTGGACCGTCATCACGGATGATCCGGCGACGTGGCCGCCGGATGACAAGAGCCTGTGCCTGATGCACAGGACGTGGCGCCACGAGAAGGATACGTGGGGAGAGGATATCCGGTCGTGCGAGCACGGAGCGCATGTCCGCCTCTTCGCCGATGAAGCGGCGCGCAAGAACTGGATCACGCGCTGGCTGCCGTGGCCCGCCGCCGCGCGCGGCGAGAAGGGCGGGGCGGCTTGAGCATGCGCGACACGCTGGAAACGCTGGCGTGGGCCGAAGCCGAGTTCGGCTCGCTGGTGACGAATCGCGCCTGCCCCCGCCGTGACGTGCTGCGCGCCGTCGAGGCTGGATTCGCGCGTTCCATCGGAATGGTTGTGCGCGTGGACACCGATGGTTTCACGGAGTCCACCATCAACGGAACCGAGCGCCACGCCGAGGGCTTCGTGCTGACGGAAGCCGGGCGCGCTCAGATCGAGGAGCCTGCCCCATGACCGCCCCCGACGCCGTGCTGCGCGAGCTTGCCGAGGATGTCGCCGATATCGCGCTGAACGCTGTCCGCGCTGACAGCTTCCCGCAGGAGGGCGTCGATATCATGGTCGCCGAGATTACGGCCAAGATGCAGTCGGCCCTCGCGCCCCTCCTCGCCCGCGCCGCGGCCGACCGCGAGGCGCTGGCGGGGCTGGAGGCGCTGGTGGATGAGGCTGCGGACGTGGTGGACGACGTGGTGATCGTGTTCAGCGAGAAGCACGCGCTCGTCAGGGCTGCGCGGATTGATCGCTGGAAGGCTGTCGCGGCTCGGCTCCGCGCCGCTGTGGTGGCGCCATGAAAGCACTGTGGTGGCTCGTCGGCCGCGCGCTGGACCTTCGGCAGCGGTGGCGCACCCGAGGGCCGTACGCACGCCTCGGCCCGCTCGTGTGGGGTCCGTATGTGTGTCCACGCTGCCGGCGCCGCGTGACGCACGACGACTTCACCTGCACCAACAGCGGCACCTATCCGACCGAGTGGGGCGCCGGACACTTCGCCGTCGGCACGATGACCTGCCCGCGCTGCGGCCTGATCTTCGATTGGGAGGAGTCGTCGCCGTGATGAACCCCTACGCGCATCACCATGCCTGCTATCGGTGCGACGGCGACGGCGCGATCCCGGTCTATGCCGAACACGCGACGGAGCCGGGCACCATCGAAGGCAAGATTGCCGAGGCCACAGGCTACGGCGACTGCCCTGACTGCAACGGAACCGGAGAGATCGAGTGCAGCGACCGACGCTGCGAGGAGGAGCCGCTGTGATCTTCGGGCACGAGCCGTGGTGCAACCGCATCGTCACCATCGACGGCAAGCACTACGACAGGCAGACGGGACGACGTTCGTGTGGTGCGCCGCCGGAGCCCGAGGTGCCGCCGCGGCATGTGCCGCGCGAGGACTACGGCAAGATCATCGACGCACCCAGCATCACCATCGACATCGAGGAGGGCGACAATGGAACTTCCTGATTGGTGCGAGCGAGCGATGAGCCCGCTGCGCTGGAATCACTCGCATCTCCCCGTGCTGGACACGGCCGCGTGGAATCGGATCTGCGAGGCCGTCATGGCGCTGGGCGACGAGCGGCGCGGGCTCGCGCTGACCACGGCGATCCGCGAGAGCCTTGCGCGTGCTGCTATCGACGGCGGGCCGCCGGCCGACCTGATCCCGTTCAACGTCCGTCGCGCATCGGACGGGCGCATCACGATCTGGCGCCCCGGCCGCGTGGCCATGGACGAGGCGCGGATGATCGGTGAGGGAGCCACGCTCGCCGCCGCACTGGCCGCCGCGGGGAGGGGGGCGAGGTGAGCTGCATGACGACATCGCATCACCCGACGTGCCTGAATCCGGACTGTCGCGTGATGCTGCGGCCAGGCGCCCTCGTGATGCCGGTGAGGTTGTACCTCGTCACGGACAACGGGTTCTTTGCGCCCGCGAGTGGAGGCCCGCCGATGGAAGCCTACGGCACATGCTCGCGTGCCTGCGCGCTGGCCGTGCTTGAGCGCGTCTGGCGGGCGACGTGAGCCACGACACGGAACCGGCGAGCGTGGACAACATCCTCAGCGACGCCGACATCGACGCGACCTATCTGCGCGGCGGGCCGACGCACGCCGAGTTGCTGCGCGACCGCAGGGGGCGCCAGCTTCTACTTGACGAGGCCATCGACGCACTTGAGGACGCGCTGAGCGCGTTCTCGGGACACGCCGGCAAGGTGAGCGGCAAGCGCATTGACCGATGGCGCGGCATTCTTGAACGACTGCGCGATCCCCGCCGCGCGCAGGCAACCCCGGAGGATGAACGTGGAGATCGGTGAGGAGCGCATGGGGCCGAAGCAGTGCAAGCCGCCGACGCTCACGCCGGCCTACGTTGCGCTGTACCCGCATCTGTGCGAGGTAGCCCGGCAGCACGGGTACGCGCTGGCCATCCACGGCAGCGTCGCGCGAGACATGGACCTGGTGGCCGTGCCGTGGACCGATGAAGCGTCCGATTCGTGGACGTTGCGGGACGCCATCGTGGCGCGGCTGCGCATCGCCAATCCGCACGACCGCAACGTCATCGGCGCGACCGAGCAGAGCTGCAAGCCACACGGCCGCATCGCTTGGGCGATCACGCTTGGCAACGGCGCAGTGCTGGACCTGTCGGTGGCCACGTTCATTCACGCCAAGCCCGCCACCCCGCCCGCCGCGCCCATCGCCGCGCAGCACGAGTTCTGCCAACACGTCGAGTCAGCTGGCCGCAACGTCATCGGCGCCAAGGTGTGCGGCAAGCCGATGCCGTGCTGGATGCACGGCAAGGCCATCGCCGCGCAGCACGAGGCGCGGGAGGGCTGTGACGAGGCTGACGCGCTGGCCGTCGCGCTGTTCCACCCCGACAACGATGCAGCTTGCGACAAGGCGCTGCGCGGCATTGATCTCGTCTGCCACCACGGGCCGGGCTGCGTGCATCCGGAGATTGCCGGGCCGCATCGGGCGAGGGCGATGTCCCGTGCGGTGCTGCGCAATCGCGTGGCCGTCGCAGTCCGCAAGGCCGTCCGCGCAGCCGAGGAGCGCGTGCGGGCGGAGTGCGAGGCGGAGAAGTCGAAGGCCGTGGCCGATCAGTGCGCCCTCTGCGACGGCCATGTGGACGAGATGCGGGCCGAGCGCGACTCGTGGCGCAGGACGTGCGAGAAGCTGACCGGCGAGCGCGACTCCGCCACGGCCGAGCTTGCGCGCGCGCTGCTGGCGCTGGCCGAGGCGGCGCGGGCCGCATGCGAGGCCGTGGACCGCTGCACCCTCTACGGCCCAGCCGACCAAGCCCGCGAGAAGCTGGCGGCCCTGCGCGCGCTCGTCGCTACCCTAGACCCACCCACACCGGAGACATCCCCATGATCGTCGTCAGCAATCACAACGCGAAGTGGCGCGCCCATTTCGAGGCGCAGGTCACGAACGGCCCGGCGCCCGGCCGCGCCATCCTCGCGTCCATGGGCAAGTATTGGGCGCACCAGAAGGCCACCGTCGCGGCCGACCTGCTCGACTGCCGCGCGAAGTGCCAGACGGCGTTCATCTGGTTCCGGCCGGAGAAGGAGGACTTCACCAACGGGCTCACGATGGCGGCGCTGCCGAACGATCCGGCCATCAAGGAACTCAACGCGCTGCTGGCCGTCCACGGCGCGCCGGTCGTGCTGCACCTGCTGTCCGAGTTCGCGCAGTACAAGTCCTACGCGAACGCGACCGGCGCGGAGTTCTGCACGGCGTTCGACGCCATCGCGGCGCAGATGCCGAACAACGTCATTTGCGAGGCGAGCATTGAGGGCAACCAGACGGTGGGCATGAAGATCCCGATCTGGGACTTGCCGTCGTGGCTCCCGAGCAAGGCGCGGCTGGTGGGTGTGGACGCCTTCGCGAAGGGCATGGAGCCGAACACGGCGGCGTACACGCTGAATACCGCCTGGGCGGATCTGGGCGCCGAGCGCGGGCTGCCGTGCGGGATCGCGGAGTCGGGGTTCAACCACGGCGACGTGACGGACCCGGCGCAGTTCAAGCCGGTCGTGTCGCGCGTGCTGAAGCTCGCGACGCGGATCAACGCGACGTACCTGACGTTCCTCAACAACGACTGGGGCGGCTACCCAGCGTGGGACTCGGGGCTGTTCACGTCGGATCTGCCGGCGTGGGCCGGCTGCCCCGAGGGCGTCACGATGCTGCGCGACAAGCTCACCAAGAGCGGGGCGATGATGACGGCGCCAGCGGTCATTGGTGGGGTGAAGCCGCTGGTGACGCCATGAGCGACACCAAGATCGAAGTCGAGTGGACCCTCGACTGCCAAGGCAAGCAGGACTACGACGCCGACATCGTGCGTCTCAGCAGCCGCTACTACCCGCGCGGCGGTGGCTTCAGCGTGTTCGATACAGGCACCGGCGAGTGGACGGAGAACAGCGCGCACCCCGAGATCCAACCCTGCGCCTACTCGTCCATCCTTGTCGGCGATGAAGAGGTGGCCGCTAGCGGCCGCGTGGAAGGCGAGACGGAAGCCGATGTCAAGGTCAAGGTCGAAGCATGGGCGCGCGAGAAGATGGCTGTCGTCATCGCTGCCGTGCGGACTGCGCTCGCGGAGCCAAAGCCATGAGCAAGCTGACCGCCCTGTGCCTCGGGCTGCTCGTGACGCTCGCCGTGCTTGCCGAACACGAGCGCCGCGCCGACCTCGCCAAGATGTACCAGTGGCCGGTCCCGCCGGTTGTGCCCGCCGTCGTGTGGCCGCCGCCGGACGTGCCGCCGGTCGTGCCGGAGGTGCCGTACATCCCGCGGGAGTATTACGAGCTGGACCCGGTGCATGTGCCGTTCCACGCGGATGAGATGCGATGAGCAACCAGTCTCAAGCCTTCGTGCATTCCTACCTCGGCCCGTCTGCTGACTGCCCGCCGACCGACGCCGTGCGCAAGCGCATGCGCGACATCGTGCTCGGCAAGGCCATCCCGAATCCGCTGGACGCTGGCGCGCAGTCCTCGCCCCGCAACGTACCGGGCAAGTGGCCGCACGCCTACGCGCTTGTCCACGGCGTGGTCACGGCCAGCGAGATCGCGGACCGCTTCGGTGAGTGGGTCACGTTCGAGCGCGACAAGCGCGGGCTCGGCAGCGGCGGCCTCTACGCCAGCCCGCTCACGCACGTCTACAAATGCACGCATTTCACCGTGACGCAGCACTGGATGATCGGCGCGCTGTCCACGCATCCAGGCGAGCCGGTCCTCTCGCGCACACAGGCGATGGAACTCCGGCACCTGATCCTCGGGGACAGCGTGATGGAGCCCGGCTTCGTCGGACCGTCGCGTGCGCTCGGGTGGAGCGGCGACGGGCTCATACTCGACTACCTCGCGACGCAGGACCCCGACGCGGCCTCGGCTGCGACGGTGCTGGCGATGCGGCTCTCGCCCGATGGCTGCGATGTGGGCGTGCCGTGGAGCTGGAAGAACCCGAACGCCGTGAAGGACCCGAACCACCTGTACGAGTGCTCGGCGTGGATGGACGGCACCAACCTGCGGCCGGCCTCCGCGCTCTACAGGCTCACCGGCGACGCCGCGATCCGTGACCGGCTCATCCATCTGCTGGCGTGCCTCGCGTACTGCCAGAAGGACGATGGCGGGTTCCACGACGACTGGCAGCCCGGCAAGCCCGGTGTGTTCCACGACGCGCCCGGCGAGAGCACGGAGCTGTTCATCTGGCCGGGGCTGCACGAGGCGAAGGCCGCGCTGGACGACGAGTGGCCGGCGTGGGCGGAGACCATGCTCAACGGATGCAAGGGACGGTACATGGCGCTCAACCGCTTCCGGCCAGGCGACACGGGCTTTACCGACTTCACGACGATGGGGATCGCCATCGCGTGCGCGCCGGCTTGGGGCTGGCGCAGCTAGGCGCTCGCGCTGCCGCTGAACGAGGAGATGAGCAGGATGGCGGCGTAGAGCACGTCCAGCGCGCCGACGACGATGCGGACGCTGGCGTACTTAGGCGGCAACAGCAGCACGCCGAGGGAGAGGCAGGCCAGCACTGCAAACGCGTTGTCCAAGACAAGCTTCATGGCGGTCTCCGTAAAAGGCTGCCGGGCCTGACGGGGGAGAGGGTGCCCATCATACCCGGCAGCGGCGGTCAGCGACCCTTGCGAGCGGACTCGGTCGGGGGCGCAGGCGGATAGCTGGCGGCGACGGCCTCCAGCGCGGTTGCGGACTCTGTGATCTGCGTCTTGAACTCCGCCCACTGTTCCGCGGACGGTGCGTCTCCAGCCGCAGCAATCGCCGCCTTGAGGTCGTTGGCGATCTCGGTCGTGGCGGTGTTGATGCGGCCGAGCTCGGTCTTGAGGTCGTCGAGGTTGGTCATGATGCGGGACTCCATGGCGATGATGTCTGCGAGCGTGGCGAGGCGCCGACCATTGGGCTTGCGCTTCTTCGGCTTGCAGCGGGAATGCTTGTGCTTAACCATGCCGACAACGTAGCGGGCAACCGCCGCCGCGCTCTTGGGTTGCTTCCCTACCCTCACGGCCCCGACGCCTTCGACGCGAAGTAGGCCGCCACGGCCAAGGCCACCGGAATGAGCCCGATGAGCAGGGCCACAGTGGCGCTGATCCCGCTGCTGCGGCCGGCGTTGCGTTCGATTTGCGCGGTAGCCGAGGCCAGCGTTTTCTCCAGCCCGTCCATGCGCGCGGAGAGTTCGGCCTTGAGCCCGCTTACGAGCAGATGCACCTCGTCGCGGCGGGCCAAGCTGGCCTGCTGGTCCGTGAGCGCGCCGCGCAGCTCGTTCAGGCCTTCCAGCCGGCGATCTGTCGCGGTCTCGGCCTTGAGCACCGCCGTCGTCGCGTTCTTGAGCGCGGTGTCGCTGGCCTGCGCGAGAGCCTGAAACCGCTGCTCGTACTTGTCCTCGCGCTCGTTGATGACGGCGAGGAGGAAGTCCTTGAGCGGGACGTCGTCAGATGTCACGGGCTTTCGGCCTCGTCCGCGGCGACTCCCGCACGGCGCCGATCATCCGCGGCGCCGCGAGCAGCACGTCCGCCACGGCGTTCTTCGCGGCTGGCGCGTCGCCCTTGGCCGCCGCCCCGATGAGCCGCGGCAGGCCCATGAGGAACGCGACTACTTGCGCGCGCCACCGCGGCATGAGCAGCAGCGCCACGCCGGCCGCCAGCGCGACCCACACCAGCGCGTGGTCGATCCTGTCGCCCCAGCGCGCGAAGAACCCGAGGCTCGTCACGAGCCCCGTGGCGGTATGCACAGCGTCCGCAGCCGCCTCGTCCCCCGTCTTGGCGCGGTTGAACAGGTGCACGACTCCAGCGCCGCCAGCCGCCCCCAGCGGTCCGCCCAGCAGCGCGCCAGCGCCAGCAGCGGCCGCCTCGGTCATCGTGTCCATGGCCGTGGTGCCGCCCGACGCGCAGCCACACAGCGCCAGCGCGAGCAGGGCCGCCCTCACGGCTTGTTCCTCGTGTCGGGGAGCAACAGTTTCAGACACTGCACGGCGGCGCGGAAGTCCTCGTCGCACTCGGCCGGCCGCTCGCCCGCCGGGCAATCGACGTACAGCGTGAACTTCGTCCGCACGCTGCGCCGCGAGGCGGCGTGGTCGTGGTGCTCGGGGGGCTTGCGCTTGCCGACCATCGCTCAGTCCGGCGGGTGGAGTTCCTTCAGCGTGACCACGTCGTCGTTGAACGTCTCCTCGCAATCGTCCATGCAGGCTTGGTGTCCGGCGCCTGCCGGGCAGTTGCAGGTGACGCTGTATCCGTACCGCTTGCCGCCGCTGATCCAGGTCGCACGAAAGTCTGGGGGATCTTCAGGCATGACTTACCTCCGGGGATGTTCCCTCTCGCGCTCCGCCACATCGGAGTCGAAGCGTGAGAAGAAGATGTCTCGCGGTTCGTTCACTTCGCTGGTGGCCTCGACGTGGACGTTCTCGCCGTCGCGGCAGATCCAGTCCACCCAGATCGTGCGCGTGGCGCGCGTGGCGTCGCGCTGCACGATGTCGCGGATCTCGTCCTGCCCGCTCTTGATCGAGAGCATCCCGACGTACCCGAGGGCTAGCATGCACGCGCAGATGACAGCCGCCGCCGTTGCCGGCTGCACCCTGCCGCGCGGGCGATCATTGCCTTCCGTCATCGACCTGTTCCGTCACCGGCAGTCACCCGGCTTGCCGGCGGCCACGGGGGCACTTGGATTGTGGGGTTGAGGCGCGAGAAGTCCGACCAGAAACGCCCGATCTCCGACCACAGGAAGCGCATGTCCGTGCCGGTCCAGCGGTCGGCGAGAGACGCGTTCACGTCGTAGCGCATGGCGCGCATGTCGTCGGCCACCTGCGTGAGCTTGTCGGTGGCCTTGACGACGGCGGCCTCGTTGGTCTCCAGCCGCGCGGCAATCTCGTGCTGCCCCGACGTGACGCTGAAGTAGATCCCGGCCGCCGAGACAGCCATCACCGCCACGCCGGCCAGCACGGCCCACGAGAACCATTGGCGGCCTCCCTTGACGAGAATGTCGGAGTCACCCATGTCTACAGCGCGCGGGGCGCCCTCCACCGGACGTGGATTTCTTGATTACTCAAGATCGCACTCGATCTCGACCCACATCGCGGCCGGCGCGAACAGCGGCGTGGTGCCGGCCGGCGACACGACGGCGAGCGCGAGGCCGCACAGCGGCGGGACCAGCACCGATCCGCCGAGCAGGCGGTTTTCGAGGAACGTGGACGAGGCGAAGGCCGTCACGTTCGGGCCGGGGTTGCTCGCCAGCGTGAACCAGTTGGGCGCGGCCGGAGCCGTCACGGTCACGGACGCCTTGAGGATCGTGGCCGAGGCGCCCGAGCCGATGGACGCGCTGGAGATCGACGAGCCCGTGTACGTCGCGCCGACCGACGCCGGGAGCGTGAACAGCGCGGCGAGCAGGATGCCGCCGACACCGGGCGTGCCCGACGTGAGGTACATGGCGACCTGCTCCATGGCGAGCGTGCGGGTCGTGGACGGGTTCCAGATGACCCACTGCGCGCCCGTAGTCGGAAGCGCCTGCACGGGCGCGATGCCGGTGATGGCGGCCGAGTTGCCGAGGATGAAGCGGCGGCCGGCGCGGCTCATCTCGAAGTTGGGCGGCTCGACCTGCGCGCCCGCGACGGAGCCGAGAGCGGTCGCGCGCTGGCTGACCTGCCCGCTCTGCTTGGTGGTGAACTTGCCTGCGACGTTTTCGGAGAGCATCGGACTACCTCAGGGTTGGGTGGATTGTAGGACGGCTCACGAGCTGAACCGATAGTAAAGAGCCGGAATCGGCAGGGCCTGAATCATGGCCCCGCCCGCCGTGAACGTGGCCGGCAGCGCCGCGAAGGCGTAGGCGACGGAGAGGCCCACGTTGAGCGTCGCGCCGAAGGTGTTGTCCGCGCCGAGCAGATGGGTCGTGTTCGGCACGTTGAGGCCGCGGATGGTGGACGCCACGTCGCTCACCATCGCGATCCAGTAGAGCCGGCCGGGCACGAGGCTGGCCGAGATCGTGGCCGTTTTCACGGCGGCGCTGTTGGCGATGGCGCCCGTGTCCGTGCCGCTCACCAGCGACGACGGGTAGATGTTGCTATCCGACGTGCTGTTGTAGAGCCCGATCCTGGTGCTGCCGGCGACGCTGACCGTGATGACGTAGCCGAGCCGGTCCAGCGTGCCGCCGCGCTTGGGCGCGATGAACGGCATGGCGCGCATGACGTTCGCGGTGGGTGCGCCAGTCGTGGGCGCAAACTGGTTGGAACAGTTGGCGATGTACCAGATTTCGAGGCTCGCGCCGCCGATGTGCGCGAAGTCCGAGATGCTGCCGCCGACGGGTCTACCGACGTTGCTCATGTGACCGCGTTCACAAAGACCGAGCCGGAGAGCGGCGCGATGCCGGCGTGCTTGATCCACAGGCTGCGCGTCTCGACCAAGTTGGCCTCGCGCAGCGGCACGTCCCATGAGGAGTAGGCCGGCACGTAGCCGTGCGCGTTGCCGCCGTCCGCGCTGTAGATGACGGCTTGGTCGGTGGCGTTGAGGACGGTGATGATCTTGGCCGGCGCGGTGAGCGCCAGCACGAGCGTGAACGTGGACGCGACCGAGCCGAATGCGAGCGTGCCAGCGCCGTAGCCGCACTGGACCGCATCCGGCAAGCTAACGCGCCCCTGCACCGTGACCGGCACGCCCTTGTCCACGCCCTCGATGGGCAGGCCGCCCTTGCCGCCCAGCTTGTCCGGCAACTGGTCGCTGTACGTCTTGGCCTTGCCGCTGACGGCGACGGTGCCGCTGATCTGCGGCGTGCCGGCCAGCGCGACGACGCCCGTGATGGCCGGCATGCTCGTCACGCCCACGGACGCGCCGGCAGCGAGTGCGACGGGATCGGTGAGCCCGACCTTGCCCATGACGGTGACGGGCACGCCGCGATCCACGCCCTCGATCTGCATGCCGCCGCCCGGGCCGAGGGTGGCCGGCAACTGCTCACTGCTGACCGTGTTGCCCACGTCCTCCGTCAGCGTCACCGGAACCGGCTCGCCCGTGGACGAGCCCTCGATCACGATGCCGGACCCCCGCCCGCGCGCCGTGTCGATGCGCTCCGTCGCCTCGGCCGTCCGGCGCGTGTTCCGCTCGATCGGGTCGAAGCGGTTGCGCCAGAACTCCATCGCCTTCTTCGTGAACTGGAGGAGGGAGTTGGTCATCGGATGCGCCTCGGCGGGCCGGTCACGATCGCCGCCGGACTTGCGCGGCCCTCCATCGCGCGCTCCAAGCCGCGCCACATCTCGATCGCCTGCGCCGTGGGCAGCCACGCGACCGTGCCGACGAGCGACGTCATCGCCTGCAAGTCGCGCTCGCTGATCTGCCCATCGTCGATGCCACGGACCGCGTGCCCGAAGTCACCGATCACCGACAGGCTGCCGGGCCCGCCGTAGTTGTCGTACCGCGCTGCCGCCACAAGGTCGCGCGCCCACGCCACGCCGCCCGCGAGGTTCGCCGCCGCGTCCTTCGCCGTGGACCACCAGAACGGATCGGTATTGTCGTCGTCGCGGACGAAGCGGTTGTACGCCTGCTGCACGGCCGCCGGCACGCCGAACAGGATCACGGCCGTCGCGCCCAGCCGCACGAGGCCGGCCGCGCTCTTGTCGGTCATGTTCGCGCGGCGCACGCCGAGGTTGATCGTGCGATTGAGGAAGCCCATGAACAGGGTCATGTACTTGTGGTCGCGCATGATCGCCGGCACGTCGGCGGGGAAGCCCGATCCCTGATAGTCCTTGACCGCCTGCTCCGCGATGCGGACGGCGTCCACGGCGGAGTGCCCCTCGGCCAGCGCCTTGCGCTTGGCGACGCGGTAGGTCGGCAGGTCCACCCACAACTGGACCGCCGCCATCGGCATCATCGGCAACTCGCGCAGCTTGCCGGTGTCGAATCGCTTGTTGAGCGTGGCGCGGATGTCGATCTGCTCGCGGCTGGCGGCCACGCCGCGCGTCTCCATCGTTGACGACTCGGCCCACATCTCGCGCACGGCGGCACCGAAGCCGGACGGGTCGAGCGAGAGTTGCGCGGCTTCCTTCAGGACTTCGGGGCCCAGCCCCTCGACGCTGTTGGCGAGGCCGGTTGCGTTGAGCACCTGCGTCCCGACCTTGAAGCCGAGCTTGGCGATGATCGTGCCGGTGCGGAGGTAGTTGGCGAGTTGCTCGCCGCTGGACTGGCGCTTGAGGTGCCCGCCCGCGAGCGCGGCCATCGCGTCCTTGAACTGGTCGTAGACTTCCTGCCCGTGGCGCTCAATGATGGCCTTCTGCACGGCGCTCTGGCGCAGGACGTAGTTGATGTCGTACAGCCGCTCGGTCAGAGCCAGCGCCGTCGCGGCCTCGCCAGCGCCCTCCATGACGACGCCGAAGTCGTAGCGAAGCTCCCGCGTCACGTTCTGCTGCCGCTCGAATCGAGCGCCGAGACGGACCGTGGAGCGGACGGCGGCGCCGCGCGCTAGGTCGCCAGCGATCTCCTCAACCGTCTGCTGGGCCGCGCGCTCACCGAAGTGCTTGATCTTGGAGTAGCCGCCCGACAGGTCCAGCGTCTCGCCGGCATCGGTCGTGATCGTGAACGGCAGCGCCTCGACCTTCGGCGGGACCACGCCGTAGTTGCGCTGCATGTGGTCCTTCAACTCGGGCCACGACTCGTTGCTGAACCGCCACGTCTCGTTCAGCCAGTGCGCGTCGGCGGCCGTCATCGTGCGCTTGATGGCGTCGATCTCGGACTCGCTGAACGTGTTGCGGTTCTGCTGCCGGCCGCTCTCGTGCCCTTCGTACAGCACGACCATCAAGCGGTTCTCGTGCGACAGCGGGCGCGAGACGCCCTTCACGGGCTGCTTGCTGCCCATCGTGGCCTTCTCGCGCGCGCTGAACTCCGCGAAGGCCGGCTTCCACGACTTGTTCATCGCCACGCGGCGCTGCTCAAGATCGGCCTCGCCTTCGTTGCGCGGGAACAGGATGGCCTTCGCCAGCGGCCCGCCAGGCCCGCCGTCGATCTCGAACACGTAGCGGTCGATGGGCGAATGCTCGGCGGCGAACTTCTGCGGCCACGTCGGCTTGCCTTGGAACTCGCGGTCCGGCTTCGGGTGGCTGGCCTCGACCTGCGCCGTGACGGTCGCGGCGCGGTCCAGCAGGTTGTCCGTCGCGCCCTTCGCGTGCGCGTTGCTGCGGTCGCGGCCGATCTCGTACATGGACTCAACCGAGACGCGGAGGTCGTGGAGTTGGTCGCCGGTGAGCTTGGTCCAGTCGTTCGCGCGCTCGGCCTTGATCCACTCGGCCACGAAGGGGATGAACACGTTGCCGTCCGTGCCGGCTTGCTTTTCGAGGTCCGCGAGCCAGTCGGCAATCGGCTTGGTCTCGGCCGCCTCGTCGGGCCGGATGGAGCCGAGTCCGAAGCGCGCGGCGAGCATGTTGACCTGATTGCGCCACTCGCCGCCGGCCTTGCCGAGCGCAACCTGCCGGCCCTCGGACCGCGGGGCGATGATGGCGCGCGTGTCCTTACCCGCCTGCGTCACCGTGCGGACCGCCTCGCGGTGGATCTCGCTTTGCACGAGCGCGTTGCCGAGCGCCTGCGCGGCCTCAAGGTGGTCGCCAACGCGCGCGCGGTCGCGTGCCATGGTGCGGGCCTTGCGCTCGGCCTGCCGGTACTTGTACGGCTTGATCTCGCCCACGGGCATGGCTGCGATCTTGTCGTCGGCGACGGTGCGGGCCTCGGCCTGCGTGGGGATGGCGTCGTAGGCGGCGCGGCGCTGGGCCTCCTCGGCGGCGGCCTTGACCTTCTCGGCGCCCACGGCTGCCTTGACCGCCGGCTGCGCCTTGCGGTCCAGCCCCTTGAGCGCCTTGATCTCCGCTTCCGTGATCTTGCCGCGATCCGTCTCGGCCACGGCGCGGCGGGCCTCGGCGCGCTTGCGCTCGGGGTCGAGGTAGAGGTCGGGGTGCTCGGTCGCGAGCCGGCGGCGCGCGGCAGCGTCGATGACTTCCTCGCGTCCGGCGGTGAGCGTGTTGAGCAAGTCGCCCGCGGACGGGAAGCCGAACACCTCGGCGGCGGCCTGCGCGGACAGGCCCTCGTCGGCCACGACGCCGGACTTCTCCAGCGCGGCGACGGTGTCCTTGTCGTACTCCGCGGCCAGCGTGGCGCGGTCGAGCTTGATGTCATCGTGCAACCGCGCCCACGCGACGCCGGCCGGCGACTCGTCATAGCGGCGGGCTTCCTCGGCGGTGAGGTTGGCCAGCGTGGCGGCCTTGCGCTCGCGCTGCTCGCTCTTGAGGTCGGCCATGACCTTGCGGGTCATCTTCTCGCGCGCCGCGTCGCCGGCCTCCGCGATGAGCTTCTGGTTCGCGTCCCACAGCGCGAGCGCGGCGTGGTCGTTCTTCGTCTCGGCTGCGACTTCCTCGCGCGTCATCACGGGCTGCCCGCCGTGCTCCGCTTCGGCGGCGGCGATCTCCGCGTCGGTGGCGAGCATGCGGTCGAAGACATCGCGCAACTCGGGATTGAGCTTGTCCACGCCGATGTGCGCGCGGATCGCCTCGTATACGCGGAGCATGATGTCGCGCATCGTCGCGAAGGCGCGCCGCAGCGCGGGACTCGGCGCCTCACCCTTGAACAGGTAGGCGACGAAGGCGTCCGCGATGTCCTCGTGCCGCCCGATAGTCAGGTCTGAGGCATACTTGTCAGCGCCCGTCGCCTGCTTCAGGTCGGCCCACATTTGGCGCAGCCCTTCGGGGGCCTCCTTGTCAGCAGCGAGTGTGCGGATGACATCGACCATCCAGTGAGCCGACTCGTGCAGCGCCGTTGTCGCGTTCGCCGTCTCGAACATGTGGGCCACGCGGTGCAGGAGCGAATAGGCCCCATGCTCGCCCTGCCGCATCGCGCCGGCGGGCGCCGCCGACTTGGCAAACCTCACCATGAGCGCGTCCCACTTCGCCGCCGGCACCTCGGGGAAGCGGGCCTTCATCGTCTGCACGAAGCCGGACAGGATGCGGGCGACGGCGCGGGCTTCCTTGGCCGGCCGGCCGGCTGACCTGACCGCAGCTTCCAGCTTGGCCGTCAGCTTCGCCGTCTCGGTCTGGCTGCCGGCCTGCCGGTCGCGGATGTCGGCCAGCTCGCGTAGCGTCGCCGCGGTGCCGGCGGGGTCGCGGGCGGCGGACTGAGCAAGCGGCTCGGTGATGGCAGCGAGGACAGGTGCGCTACCACCACCGGCCGGCGCGTTGGGCGCTCCAGTCGCCCTCTCGGGCGGCGGGCTCAGGATACCCCGCACCGCCTCCGCAGCGGGAGCCGCTTCCTTGCCCAGCAGCCGCCCGACCACGCCGGGGGCGGCGGGGGCGGCCTCGATGGCGTCGGCAACGGCGCGGAGGGTGTCGCCGGGCTGTGACCCAGCGGTGATTTTCTGATCATTCTCCGATGATCCCGGCTTCGCTTCCTCAGCCGGCGCCGCTTCACCCTCCGGGCGCGCCGCCTGAAACAGCAGGTCCGCCCCCTCGGGCACGCCGAGCTTGGCGGTCAGCACGGCCGCCCGAGACTCGTCCTCCGCCGCCTGCACGGGGTCCGGCTCGGCCACCGGCTCGGCAGCCGCGGCTTCCTCAGCCGCCTTCTGGCGGGCCTTGGCCGACTCCTGCGCCTCGGTCAGCGTCAGCCCGCCCGGCCGGACCGTCGCGTGCTCCAGTAGGGCGTCCGCGATGGGGTCGTCCGGCAGGACCGCCATGGCCCGCTCGTACGGCACCTCCACCACGCCCGTCCGTGCGGCCTCCTCGTAGGCTCTGCGGCCTCCGGACAGCCGCTCGGCCTCCACGGCCGGCACGCGCCCGGCGCCCACCACAGCCGCGTCAAAGCCCTCCCGGTTGATGTAGACCGTCGGCACCTCGGCGCCCTCGGCCTGCGAGCGGACCAGCGCCTCGAACCGCTCCTGGTTCCGCGTCCGTACCTTGGTCTCGCCGGCCGCCTTGACGGCCTCGGTCAGTTGGGCGTGGTCGGCCACGGCCAGCACCTCGGCCATGCGGGCCTCGTGCTCCACGAACCGGGCCGCCTCGGCGTGCTGGGCCGCCCCGACCGCCCCGTGGACCACGAACGGCAGCGCCGCGCCGGCCGCACCGGCGATCTCGGACCCGATCTCGGCCCCCGTCGGCAGCTTGCCCGTGGCCGTGGCCGTCCCGGCGAGGTTCGCCGCCGCCATGGCGCCAGTCTGGACGGCCATCTCCTTGGCCGCCGCGCCGACCGTCACGCCGCCGGCCTTCTCGAACGCCGCCCCCGGCGGGAACAGCCCTTGCAGCGCCATGAGGACGCCCGCGTTGACCGCGCCGCCCTTGAAGGCCGCCGCCCGGACGCGGGCCACCTTCTCGGGGTCGCGGAGGAACGCCGCCACAGCCTTGGGGTCGGTCAGGTCCACTTCGGACCCCAGCAGGCTGCTCGCCAGCCCGCCCGCGCTCGTGATCCCCAGCCCCGTGAACAGGCCCAGCCGGGCCCCAACCACCGCCGCGTGCGCCTCGACCAGCCCGCCCGCCGTCCCGAACACCGGCGCCAGCGGGCCCGAGACGGCCGCCAGCCCCTCCAGTGTGCCGGCCAGCGGCGCCCCCGCCGCGGCGCCCGTCGCCCCGCCAGCGAACGAGCCCGCGATGGCCGGCGCGATGCCGACCAGCCCGCGCGTCGCGTCGAAGGCGTAGCCCTTGATGCCCTCCGGCCGCAGCCCGCCCACGGCACGGCGGGCCTTCTCGGCGGTCGTGATCCCGTCCGCCGCCCAGTCCGGCGGCTGGTTGAGCACGATGGCCGCCAGCACGCGCGTGCCCACGTCGGCATCCATCACGCCCGCAGCGATGCCGGGCCCGAGGATCGCTTGGCGGGCTTCCTTGTGCCCGCCGATGGCCCGCTCGACCGCCGCGAGCCGGCTCACGTCGTCGTGCGCGATGGCCGCGTTGTGCGGGTCGGTGAGCCACGCCGGCAGGTGCCGCGTCTGGCGCAGCGCCACGTCGGCGCCGTTGGCCACGTCCGTCGCCTGCTGCGGGCGGGCCCGGAGCGCAGCCGCGGCGGCTTCCGGAGCGGTGCCGAGCTTGTCGGCCAGCTTGAGCGCGGTCGCGTGCTGGTCGGGGTTCGTGGTCCCCATGACGCCGATGGCCGCGCTCGCACGGGCGCGCGCGATGGCCAGCGGATCGTCGATGTTGTCAGTGCCCGGCATCTGGCAGCCAGTCCTCGGTCGTCAGCTTGAACGCGTATCGCCGCAGCACTTCCTCGCGCGTCACCGGAGCGCCCGCGCGCTGGATCTGGTCCACGATGCCCACGAGGTCGGCCGGCGGGATCACGCCGCCCATCTCGGTCGAGAGGTCAACCGCCGTTCCGAACTTGCTCTTGTCGCGCCACGCGGACGGGTCCATGAGCACGGACGCGCTCAACTCGTCGGCGATCTTCTTCGCCTGATCCGTCGTCACCGGATTCTTCTGCTGGCTTTGCGCCCAGCGGATCGCGTCGTCGTACGCGCGCTTGAACTTGCCCGACTTCTTGCTGCGCTCGTCGTCGTCGCTGACGGTGTCCTTGCTGTAGAGCACGCTGGCCGCCTGCGACCCGATCTCGTCCGGCGACAGCGTGCCCACGCCGAGCTTCTGCTTGCTCTTGATCTTCTCGGCCAGCACCTCGGCCGACTTCGCGGACAGCCCCGAGCCGACCTTGGTCCGCGGGTCGATCTGCCCGACTTCCTCGGGCGTGGCCTTGCTGATCGCGTTGTCCACCTCGTCGTAGACCGCATCATCGGTCACGGCGAGGTCGATGCGGTTGTTCGCGATGCCCTTGAGGCCGCGAGCCTTGTCCGGGTGATTGTCCTCAAGCCACTGGAACGTGGCGTCCTTCGTCATGTCGGTCGCGTTGCCGCCTTGCTGGAGGTACGTGTCCCATGCGTCGAACACGTCGCCGGCCGTCTTATTGTCCGTCGCTCGCGCGCCATCGCCCATGTCGTCGATGATGCCGGACGCCCGCGCGCGTTCCTTGTCCGAAAGTCCCTTCGGCAGCGCGGCCTTCGCGGCAGCGACTCGCGCGCTGATCGTGTCGCCCTTGGCGAACGTCCACGCCGTCGCCGTCGCGCGCTGGCTGGTGCCGATGGAGTAGGCGTTCTCAACCTTCGGCCCCAAGTCCTCGATATCGTCCGCGGACAGGCCAGCCTTGTGCTTCTCGAAATACGCCTTGGCAGTCTGGTCGTCGCTGCGCGCCAGCAGGCCCTTGATGACCGACGCGTTCGCGTCCTCGTTCCAGATGGCATCGGCGTGGGCGACGTAACTCGCCTGATCGGTGTCCAACTTGTCCGGATGCGCCTCGGCAAACTTCACATTCGCTGCGTGTGCCGCGTCGCGGTAGGGCTGGATCACGCGCTCGTCAAGGATGTACGGCGCGTCGCTGCCGGTGTCGCCGCCGGAGATTCCAACGACTCCAGCCGGCAGGCTCGGCGTCTGGCTCGCGCTCACACCACCGTTGGACACGGCCAGCGTGATGCTCTTGTTGAACGATCCGAGGAGCCGCTGGTTGGCTTCGACCGACCGCTTCCAGATGAGCGGCTCAACGTGGTCCGTCGCCTGCCGCGCGAGGTTCGCCTTGATCTGCCGCGCGTTCTGCTCCGCAGCGGTCCGCGCTTCGGGCGATGTGATGCGCGACAGCCGCTCGGACACGGCCTCGTCGTAGGCCGGAAGCAACTGCTCGTAAGCCTGCTGCGCCGCCGGACCGTCCTTGGAATGGAGATCCTGGTACAGCCCGTCCGCGAAGTCATTGATGTCGGCCGTGGCCTCGAACTCGGACGCTTGATCCGCCTGCTTCTTCGCCTTGATCGCCTCGTCCGCCAGCACGCCCCCGATGCTTGACACGCCCGCCGCCACGCCGCCGCCCTGCGACAGCGCGGACACGTCGGCGGACTGGTACGGCGCCGCGAGCGGCTGGGCGGCGACCTGCTGCGACTTCAGGACGGGCACTTGCACTGTCAGTACCCTCCGGAGAACGTGCCGTAAGCCTGCCCCGCCTCGCCGAGCAAGCTGCCCAGCGCCGCCTGCGTGCCGGACTTCTTCGCAAGGTCCGACTGGTACTCGAACGCCTGCGCCCGCTGCCGGTAGCCGAACACCTCGTTCGCCGTGTTGACCCTGATCTGCGCCACGTCCAGCGCGCCGATCCGCGCGGTGTCAGCCGCTACCTCGGCCGGCGTGCCCGAGTCCAGCGCCAGCCCCGCGCCCGCGTACGCCGCGCGCTGGCTGCCAATGATCTGCCCGATGTGCTGCTTCAACTGCTGCTCGTCGATGGCGCCCCGCCGCTGCGCGTCATTCGCCTGATACCGCGCCATCTGGGCGTTGTTCGCCTCGATGGCCGCGTTCGCCTCGCCCGCCTGCTTGGCAGCCCCCGCGCCCAGCAGACTGCCAGCCACCTGCGCGCCCAGCGCCAGCTCCAAGCCGGTACACATCTACACCTCCGCCCTCGGGTACAGGCCCTCCACCAGCATCGGCAGCGGGTCCGTCTGCCGGATCACGATAGACGACTTCAGCTTGCTGCTGCTCCGCATCTTGCACGTCGCCTTGCCCGAGAACAGCGCCACCGGGTCGCTCGTCAGCACCGGCGTCTCGCGCATCGGCACCAGCACGCCCCCGTCGCTCGGGCCGAACTTCGCCCCGCGCGTCCGGTGGACGATGGCCGTCACCTCCGCAGGCCGCACCATCTTGCCCGCGATCTTGCCGTCGGGCACGTCGAGGTCCAGCGTCTCGATCTCGGCCGAGATGTAGATGCCGAACTGGATGATTCCGAGCGGCTTCTGGAAGAACACCGCCCCGTTCGCCACCGCCACAGTCGGCTGCCGGATGCCGTCGCCCAGCACGTTGAGGATGCGGCCCTCCAGCCGCGACAGGCCGGTGTAGGTCCGGACCATCTTGGTCCAGACCGTCGCCGCGATGCCCGCCGCCAGCCGGTCGGTGCAGTCCTGCTGGAACTCGACCGTCACCTGCGACGTGCTCGTGAAGCCGGTCACGAACACCTCGACCGTGTCGCCCGTCACGGGGTCCGTGAGCCGGTAGCCCGTCAGGCCCACGTCCACCGCCGCGCTCGTGAACAGCGCGAGGTGTGCGTTGGTCGCCAGCGTGGCGCTCGTGCCCGCGAGGTACGTGCTGCCGCCCGTGAGCGTCAGCGTGATGTCCAGTGCCGGGTCGATGATCGGATGCAGCCACTCCGGGTGCTCGCTGTTCCGCCCGTCCCACGTCAGGCCCGAGTCCACGAAGAACGAATCCAGCGACTCGTCGTAGTCCGTCTCCTCGCCGGCCTTGCGCGGGCGCATGCGCTCGATGTTGCGCACCGTCGTCGGCCCCGTCGTCTCGGCCGACAGCCCCTGATTCGTGCGCCAGTCTTTGAGCAGCGAGAGCCCGTCGGCCGTGAGCCAGTGCCCCTCGCGCACGAACGCCAGCCACTTCGCGAGGAAGAACTTGTTGCTGCCGAGGTAGGCGTTGAGCCAGAACGTCGGGCTGCCCGCGTAGCCCGTGAAGCTGTAGTCGTAGCCGAGGTAGCGGACCATCTTCACGATGGGGTAGCGGGCGAGGAAGTCCAGCCACGGCCCCATCCAGATGCGCCACATGTTCGCGGCGCTGGCCTCGGCCAGATCATCGTCCTCGCCGCCGTTGTCCTCGTCCGGCAGCAGGTCGGGGATCTGCGAGCCGGCAGCGACCGTCTCACCGAAAAACACCGGCTTGTTGCGGCCCTCCGCGAACTCCAGCAGCGACACGAGCGAGAGGTTCTTCGGAGTGCCCTCTTGGAACTCCGCGGCGTCGAACGGGTCGATGCCGATCCAGTCCACCGACGCGTCGCCCGGATACCAGAGCGACCAGTCCGTGACGGTCGGGGACGGCAGCACGCTCCAGCACGTCGCGACCTTGTTGAAGCTGCTGGCCGTCTGCGCGTTGGCGATGGACCGGACGTAGAGCCGCGCCGCCGCGAAAGCCGCGGGGAAGTCGTCGCGGTGGTAGCCCTGCGAGACGAGGTTCGCTTCGCCCGCGAACAGCAGCATCACGGGCTTGTTGTACTTGCCCAGCGCCACGCCCAGCGCCGCGAGCTGCGCGAGGATGCCCGCGTACTGGTCGGCCGGCGCCGCGTCCGCGATGATCGTGTCCACGCCGACGTTCGGGAACTGCACTTGGTCGATGAGCGTCGCGTGCATCTGCGCAAGCTGGCCGTTCGCGTCGGACGCCTGCAAGTCCGCCAGAATCTCCGCCTCGGACAGCGTCATCGACCAGTAGTTGATATCGCCCGTCACGACGGTGAAGTCCATGATCTGGCTGGCCGGCACCGTGATCGTGGACGTGCCCTGCAACTGGAACGAGACGCCCGCGACCACGTTGATGGCCGTGAAGACCTTGGCCTCCAGCGTCGCCTCGAACGTCGCTTGCACAGCGCCGGCCGTCTTGGTGACGTCCACCACGAGGATCTTCGTGCCGCTCGCCGGGGGCGTCGCGGTCGTGACGAGGATGTTCAGGTTGGCGCCGCCCACGCCAGCCCCCGCGCCGCCAGAGAGCGCCTTGTCGAAGTACGCCGTGCCCAGCGTGCCGGGCCATGACGGCAGCGTGCCGCGGCGGCGGAAGTCCGCCTGCTGCGTCGCCGGCACGGTGATGCCCGACGTGCCGGCCAGCGTGAACGATACGCCCGCGTTCTCGGTCGCGACGAGGTAGAAGTGGCCCTCAAGCAGCGCCTCGAACACCAAGTCCGGTGCCCCCGCGCTCGGGTCCACGTCGATGATCTCGATCCACGAGCCGACGGGGTAGGTCGTCGCGCTCGTGATGGTGATGTTGACGCCCGCGCCGCCGGACAGCGCTTTGTTCAGGATGGTCGTGCCCGGCGCACCGTAGGCCGGCTCGCCGTGCGACGCCGACGTGGCGCCGATGTTCAGGATCGCGCCCGCCGTGGCCGGCGCGCTCACGATGTTGCCGGCCTTGATGAAGACAGGCCGGTGAGTCGCCGGCACCGTGATCCCGCTCGTGCTGGCGAGCTCGAAGTGCTGGCTCGCCTTGCCCGTCACCGTGAACGTCTGGCCGAGCAACGCATCCCTGAAGACGCCGTTCGGCTGCGTCGCGCCGGTCATCACACCGTTCAGCGCCGTGCCGATGAAGCCGTCGGCGTTGGCCACCCAGACGTTCGTGCAGACGACGGAGTCGCCGTTCTCGACCGCCGGCAGGAACGAGTTGACCTGCACGTTGCCGCTGCCCGACGCGGTGGTCGCGTCCGCCGTGGACGGGATGAACGCGTGGATGCTGTTCTGGTGCAGCGCGCGGATGGCCAGGTTATCGGCCGCGAAGTACCCGAGGCCCATCATCACGTAGCCGTCCGGCGGCTCGTACTTCGCGGCGTACTTGTAGACCGGGTTGATCGTGCGGTTCACGACGGCGTACAGCGCGTCACCGTCCGGCCCGGACTCCACGGCCACGGACTCGAACCCCGCGTCGTCGCCGGTGTAGAAGCTCTTGCCCGTGTCGTGCGTATGCCACGCGGCGATCTCCTGCTCGCGCACGTAGGTGTTGGCGATGAGGATGCCGTCGCTGCGCACGGCCCAGAGGATGCTGTGCGGGAGGCGCTGGTAGGCCCACTGCGTCAGGCTGAAGCCGTCCACGAGCGCCGGGGCGTAGGTGGTGAGGTCGCGGCCCTTCTGGAACTCCACGAGGTCGGAGCGGAAGTCGCGCACCGTCGCGCAGCGGCTCTGCACGAACAGCGCCGCGTCGTCGATCACGATGGGCGTGACGCCGGCCGACCCCACGCGCCCGCGCAGCTTGGCGCGCACCTGCTGCGGGATCAGCGTGCCGTCCGCGTCGCCCTCGATGAAGTAGAAGGCGTGATTGGACATCGCCACCAGCGCGTCGCCAATGGTCAGCAGGTGCCGAAGCTCCTGCGCCCCAACGATGGTGCCCGTGATCGAGTCGTCGTCCTTGAAGGGCGAGCTGTGCGTGAAGTTGAGGAAGTCCCCGACCTTGGACATCCAGAAGTCGGCGGGCTTCTCATTCGTGGCGGCGAACGCGAGGCGCTGGTCGTGCAGCCCGACCGCCGCAGGGAACTTGTCCGTCCCGCGGAACGGGTTGTAGTAGCGCGGGGGCGTGTCGGACGTGTCGGCGCCGTCGCCCACCACGCTGGTGACGTTCGGGTCGCTCCACGTCACGAGGCCGCTGGTCGCGTCCACCTCTGTGACCGTCGCGACGTAGCCGAACACGCCGTTCGACTTCCTGTAGACGTAGTATTTCTCGGCTTCGGGAACGACGTCCCACGTCAGGTTGACCGTGGGCGACGTCGTACCGTGGTTGATCGTGACGGCCGTCGCCGTGAAGTAGATCGTCCCGACGTCCGTGGTCCAGTTGATGCCGTCGCTGTTGTCGAGGTGGAACGAGTTGGCCCCGACCACCGAGACGGTGTAGGTCTTGCCGACGATGGCGGCGAACGCCTCGGCCGTGGTCGTGGACGTGGCGAACACGATGAGGATCTCGTCGCCTGTCGTGAGCCCGTGCGCGGTCGCGCCGATGAGCGCGTCATCGGCCGCCGTGCCCGTCGTTGTGCCCGAGTCGAGCGTGCTGGACAGCGCCACGAAGTCGGCCGCGTAGCCCGCCGGCACGGTGATCCCGGTCGTGCCCGACAGGTCGAACGTGTTGGCCGTCACCACCGACAGCGTGAACGCTTTGTTCAGCAGCGCCGCCTCGAACGTCGGGTTGAGCGAGCCCGTCAGCGGGTAGACGCGAATGCAGATGATCGTCGTGCCGTTGGAAATGCCGTAGGCCGTGGACGTGATGCGCACGTCCGAGCCAGAGCCGCCGGTGATCGTGCCGGTGCTATTGGTCGTCGCCGCGACGCCGCCCGGCAGCGACTCCTCGAACGTGTCGCGCTTGACCGCCGTGACCTTGTAGGCGTCGATGGTGCCGGTGCCCGTGCCGCCCTTGGTCGCCGCCAGGTTCAGCGGCCCGTCGATGGGCGGCGCGAAGTCGATGGCCTTCATGGTCCACGTCGTCGCAGCCGTGCGCCGCAGCTCGTAGGGCGGGTGCGTCGGGTGCGCGCACCACGTCACGTCGCCGGACTGCGCGAAGCGCACGTCGAACACCTCCGTCGTGCGGTACGGCGAAGGGATCTCGAAGATGCCCGCCGCGTCGGCCGCAGGCGTGGTGACGACGCCTTCCAGCGCCAGCCACGTCACGGGATTCGTCGGCACGAGCGGCGGCGTGCCCACCTGCGCGATGCAGCAGTAGTAGACCAGCGTGACACCGGAGTCCGTCTCCCGCACGAGATCGCCCACGTTGTAGAACTTCGTGATGTCCCACTGGGCCGTGAGCCCGTCCGTCACAATCCGCCCGCCGTCCTGCCAGAGCCGGATGTAGAAGTCGCCCAGCTCCATGATGTAGCGGTCGTCGTCGTCGAACGACCACTCCGCGAGCCGCGGGGGCTTGGTCGAGTCCTTGACCGTGCCGAGGTACTCGAACCCGCTGCGGTTCGCGGCGGCGCCGGAGCGCATCACGAAGACGTTGTTCAGCTTGCGGGCGCTGATGAAGTAGCGCTCGGTGTCGCTGCGCGCGTCGAGCACGGCCGACAGCACGCCGCCCGCGAAGCTGTGGACGGTGAGGTCGAGAGGCTTACCCATTCCGATGCGCCGTCACGAACGAATCGTCCGGGACCTCGTCACGCGCGTCCTCGTTCGCGTCCGAGCGCTGCGCACTCAGCAACTCAGCCCGGTACGCCTGCCACGCGTTCCCCTGCTTGCTCGCGTCCGCCCCGAGCCCCGGCGCCATCTCGAACGCCAGCAGCCACGCGAAGGCCGAGACGAACTTCGGATCGTCGCTGTAGAGCAGCGCGTTCGTGGCGTTGAACGTGTATTCCGCGATGGCCCCGCCGTCTTCGTCCACCGCGACGTTCGTGTAGATCGCGCGGTCGGCCGCGAACTGCTGAATCTCGAACGTGTTGGGCTTCGGGTTGTCGCGCGCCTCGCCCGGCAGCCGGACCGCGCGGATCAGCAGCGCGTCCGTCGGGTAGAGGTATTGATACCGCCAGCGGCCCGACCACACCTGGGTTCCGTCGTCCGTGTCGCGCAGGGTCATCTCGGCCATCTTCATCGCGAAGCCCCACGGGTAGTCCCGCAGCGCTCGCTCGCGGCACGGCGTGTAGAACGTCGTGACCTGCTGGCCCTCGATGCTGAACCTGTCCGAGTCGATGGTCGGGATGCCGCCGATGGTCGTGGTGCCCGAGATCGCGTTGGTGTTCCCCAGCCGCGCGAGGGCCATGTTCGCGATCTGGATCTCGGTCAGTGCCATGTGGTCCTCAAATCACAAGGCCCCGGCAACCGGGATCGCCGGGCACCGGGGCCAAGTCAAGGAGAGCAGCGACGGTCAGGAATGGCGTGCGGTATGGGGAACTTCGGGTGCGGCGCCGGCGACGCGCGGCTTGACGGGCTTGGGCGCGGTCGGAACTTCGTACTCCTCGACGACGTCAGCCCACGTCGGCAACTCGCGGTCGCACGCCTCGCGCAGCGGCTTGCCGTCCTTCCAGAGCTGCTTGCCGTCTGGCCCGCGCACCTTGCGCGTGGTCGGCTGGAGCAGAAGGAAGAACGTGTCTCCGGTGAACACGAGGTCCGTGCCGGTCCACGCGCCCTCCTTCGGGCAGCGCGCGTTGGCCATGAACTTGTAGTAGTGGTCGCGCGGCTTCTCGCCGGCCTTGGGCTCGGCCAGCGCGTGGGCGGCGTGCGGCTGTTCTGCGGTGGGCATGGGTCAGACTCCGAATCAGCCGATGGCCGGGGCGATGGCGGGCGAGGTGTAGCCGGACGCGTTGTAAGTGCGCATGTCGATGGCCTGCGCCAGACCCGAGGTCACGATGCCAGCCGTCGCGTCGCCCACGGTCGTGATGTAGAGGCCGAGGTAGCGCTTGTAGACGCCGCCCGTGGACTGGATGCCGGGGTTGTACGTGCCGTTGGGCATATAGATGACCGTCGGTGCGAGGCCCGATCCGATGCCGGCCGCCGCGTAGCTGGCCTGCGGGATGATGCCCGTGGACCAGTGGATCGTCGGGGACGACGTGAGGTCCGTGGACGACGCCGACGAGCGCAGGTCGATGCGCACGGACGTGCCCACCGGCGTGCCAGTCCAGAAGAAGTAGAGCAGCATCGGATTCGTCGTGCCGAACATCTTGGGCGTCGCCGCCAGATCCACGAGGTTCGTGGACTGGAGCGTGGTGTTGTTCGGCAGCGCGAGCGCCGAGGCGAAGAGAAGCTGGGCGTCGAGGACGGGCATTGGGTTGTTTCCTTGTTCGTCCGGAGGATCAGATGCTGACCGTGCCGGTGGTCACGGGCGTGGCTTCGGTCGTGAGCTGATCCACGGTGCGGACCGGGATGCCGAGGAACATCGTCACGGGCTTGCCCGCGACGGTCTCCACGGTGAGCTGCGAGCTGGCCTTGTTGAGCGCCATGATGTGCAGCGCGTACGCGATGGTGCGGTTGCAGTAGTAGGCGAGCCGCACGCCCGACGTGTTCTTCGGAAGCTTGTGGAACGCCAGCACCATCATGTTGAGCAGGAACGTGCTGTAGTCGGTGAGTTCCTGGTCGCCCGTGAGGCCCACGGCGTCGGCCTTGCTGATGTTGGCGATGCGGATCGCGTAGCGCCAGTCGCGCACGCTCAGGCCGCAGGTCCACTCGTACCACTCGATGTAGGCGCGCAGGGCCGAGGTCGATGCGCCGAGCGTGGTGCTCGTCTGCCACATCTTCTCGCCCTTGTCCTCGACGACTAGGCCCGCCTGCCCGCCCTTCATGTAGATGCCTGCGACGGCGCGGGGGCCGTGGCCGATCAGCCACATGCTGAAGTTGTCTGTGCTCGACCCACCCGCGTCGATCATCGACGGGCCGGTGAGGCCGTCGAGGTCGTTGTAGCGCGGCGACAGGCCGGTGAAGTCCGACGGCGTGGTGATCGAGTTGCCGTAGAAGAACAGGTTGGTGAACTTCTGGCCGAACGCCTCCATGAAGGCGGCGCGCTCGTTCATGCGGTAGCCGGCCGGGTTCGGGGCCGACTCGACCAGCACCTTGTCGATCACCGAGTACGCCTCAAGGATGGCGCAGCTATCGGTGAACTGATCGGTCGTGCTCTTGCCGGGCGTGACGCCAGCATTGAGCTGGCGGCTCGTGACCGTCGGCAGCGACGTGCGCACCGTGGTGCGGTGGCCGGTCGGGAGGTTGCCCAGCTCCCAATACACGTCCGGGATCAGCTCGTTGGCCTGATTCAGCATCTCGATGGGCGTGGCCTGAGTGCCATCGGGATTCGTCTGGCTGTTGAGGTCCAGAAGGGTCGGTACGCCAGCGGCGAGAACGGCCATGTCGGTTTACTCCGGTGCGATCAAATGCCGGGGGTCCGCTCGTGAGCGGGCCACAGGGCGGGGGAGTTGGGGAACTCGCGCTTGGCAAGGGATGGCGTGACGGGTGTCGCCGGGCCGGTGCGCGCCATGGGCGCCTCGCGGCCCGCCTTGGCGAGCTTCGCGAAGCCATCGAACACGTTGCGGTCGAAGATCACGCCCGTGGACTTCATCCACTCCGCGACCTTGTCTCCGAACGTCTGGCGCACGAACGAAGTCACCGAGACATCCAGATCGTGCAGCGTGTCGGGCGTGTACGCCGCGCGCAGGTTGGACAGCGCGGTCTCGCGCCACGAAGCGAACTCGGCCTTCTCGGCGGCGGCGCGCTGCGCGTCACGCGCGAGCACGGCCTGCGCAGCCTCGGGCGAGACCTTGTTGGTGCGCGCCCACTCCACCGTGGCCTCGACGTGCTTGTCGTCGATGCCCTCGGGAGCGGTCAGCTTGTATTCGGCTGGAGCCACCGGCGCGGGCGCGGCCGGAGCCGGCGTGCCGAGCAGGGTGTCAGGCGCGGGCGCAGCGGGAGCTGGCGCTTCGGCCGCAGGAGCGGCGGGCGCAGCAGGAGTCACAGCCTTGGTCATCGGGCACCTCCGCGCGGTTCTTTCCCGCGCGGGCGCCCCTTGAAGCGATTTCGGCTAGTCCTGCAAGGCCCGCAGCAGAAGATTTCGCAGAAATCCGGGCGCGGTCACGTTCTCGCTGGCGGCCTTGGTCTGGAGTTCGTGCATCTGCGCGGCCGTGAGTCGCACGGTCACGAGCGCACCCAGCTTCTCGGGACGCTCGTCGCCGTGCCGCACGCGCTGGTAGCCGCCGTCGGCAGCCGGCGGCATGAGCGTGGTTTTCTCGCGCTCGCTCACGGAAGTTGCGCGGCCTGCGCGGCCATCATCTTGGCCCGCTGTTGGGTTTCGGCGTCCGCGCGGTCGAGTGTCATTTCGGCCACCAACCCAGCATAGAGCGCCGGGTCGGCGGCGTCGCACAGGGACTTGAAGGCGATCCCGATGCTGCGCTGGCCCTCGCGCTGGGGTGAGTCCGACGCACCCTCCAAGTCGGCCCAGAACATGAGCCACTTGAGGAAGTGCCGGCCGACTGCGTCGGCGCCAAGCCGCCGCACCGAGTCCTCGTCGCGGAGTTGCGTGAGGTCAGCGGCTGCGTGGCCGTTGTCCTCGGCGGCGATGGGAGTCGGTGGTGCTGCTGGGATCAATCCCACGTCCAAACAAGGAGCACGTTCAGGCTCAGAATCGTAGCGCTCGTGGCCGCGCTCTCGCCGCTGATCAGCAGCACCGAACCGGCGGCTAGCGCATCCTTGCCGGCATTGACCACGGTGGTGCTCGACCACGGCGTCAGCCCGACGCCGGTGGCGGTGGCAGCGCTCGTGGCCGTCATGATCTCGCTGCCGGCGGTTTGGTTCGTCTTCCACGCCGTCACGCTCACCGTCGGCGTGCCGACCTGCACCGAGCAGTGGCCGGCGCAGTAGATGCCGATGAGGTGCGCGGCGAACGGCATCGCCAGCCCGACCGTCGCGGTCACGGCCGAGCCGATCAGCCACACCTTCGTGGCCGTCAGCGCCTGCGATGGCACGTTGATCGGGTACATCCCGACCGTCCCGCTTCGCTGAGAGAGTAGCCCGCTGCCGCTCATGGGATTACCCCAGCGCCGAGACGAGGAGCTTCGTGCTGGCCGTTGGCGTCGTGCCGCCGGCTAGCTTGCGCACGTACAGCGTCGTGTTGATGAAGCCGGCCGAGAAGTCGAGGACTGCCGTGTGCGGCGTGCCCATCCAGTAGAACGCCGCCGTATTTCCCGTCCCGGCGACGAAGCCGAACTCCAGGTCCTGATCGCACGTCGATTCGATCAGGAGCTTCAGGACGGGCTGTGCGTCCGTCCCGGCGATGGTGGCAACCCACGTCGTGCCGGAGAACGACGAGCAGTCGGCGTTGCGGTAGGGCGTGATGATGTCGGGGGCGCGGGCCATGGATCAGGCTCCTAGAGCGCGGCGAAGATGCCGGTCATCTCAACCAGCGCGGTCTTCTCCGCGGCGATGGCGGTCAGCGTGTTGTCGATGAGGTCCTTTGTGTCCTGTGACGCGGCGCTCATCTGCACGCGCAGCGTGTGCCAGAAGACGCGCTTGTCTTCGAGGCCGTGAATCGCAACCGCCAAGGCGAGCTTGGCATCGGCAAGACTGAGGTCCGGGTTCATGCTCCCTATCTCCCTGCGCCAGCGGTGGCCAGCGCGTCCAGTGCGGTCCGGTTTGTGGCAGTTGGTGTTGTCACGACCTGAACACTAGCCCCCATACCTGCGCGGTGATGATCAGCGTGCCAGCCGCGGCGGTGAGCGTCGCGCTCATGGTTAGGAACTTCGCGGCCGAGATGCAGTCGATGTCGTATGGCGCAGAGATGTAGCCAGTCTCAACGCGCGTGAGGGCGTCCGTGATGACCAGCGCGCCGAACTGAGCGGCGAGACTGGTTCCACCCTCGGAGAGAAATACGGTTGCAGTGTCGCCTGCGCCGGCAAAGTTGTCGGATCGCACGCAGATGTATTTCACGCGCGCGATGTACCCCGTAGGCAAATAGGCCCGCTGGGACGTGTCGCCGGGGCCGGGCGTTGTGAGCGCAGTCGTTGCGTTCTGCGCGCACGACGCCCCGAAGCTGGCGATCAGCGCCATGTGGTCGAACGTCTCGGGCGGGAATACGGTCACGTCAGCCTCCAGCGCCGGCCTGCGCCAGCGCGTCGAGTGCGGAATCCTGATTCAGTTTGGTTTCGGACAGCTTCTTCGCGGCGTCGGCCATCTGCGGCGCGGCGGCTGCGGCCTGCTGGGCTGCCATCTGCTGCGCGCGCGCGTCGCGCACCTGCGCGGTCTCTTCGGGCGAGCGCGTGCCCTTGGGCGGCACACCAGTCGCCTGCGCATGCTCGCGGATCACCTCGTCGGCGTCCGTGTTGTCGAGCGCCGGCTGGCCGTACATGCCGGCCATCTGCCCGACGAACAGCATGTGTCGCTCAAGCGCCGTGACGCCGATGGACTTCTGGGCCTGCGCCATCGTCGAGATGAGCTGCACGCGCAGCGCCCTGCCCTGCAACTCGGGCGGCGGCGCCGGCAGCAACTCGGAGTCGCGGCCGACCGCCCAATCCGCCGCGGAGCGCCGAGCCATGATGCCGAAGATGCGGTCAATGGCCGGCACATGGAAGTCGTCCGACTGCCGCGTGACGACGGGGCCGAGCATGCCGTACTGCTCGTCGCGCGTCTGGTAAATCTCAGCAGCGGTCGCGCGCTGATTGCGCTCGTCGGACAGGATCGGCGCCATGATGTCCGCATAGAAACCCTGCCGGATGCGCCAGCGGATCTGCTCCATCTTGGCCTCGATCTGGTCGAAGCGCACGCGCACCTCGTTCATCGGTTGGAGCGATGGCTTCTGTCCGGCTTGGACGCCGTCCTCGACGTTGACCGCGCCCGGTGTCGCGTACACGGTCTTGTTGCGCCACGACGGTCCGCCGACCAGCGTGGGCGAGACTTCCTTGCGGTAGGCGTTGAGCGTCTGCCGCTCCATCTCCTGGAGCATGAGCGCGTCGCCCAGCGTAGCGAAGCCGGGCGCGCAGTTGCCCCACACCTCGCCCGCCGCGAGCGGACCCCAACGCGGCGCCGCGACGGGGAAGTCGTCGTATCCGCCCTCGCGCAGCAGTTGCTTGTCGTCCAGCGGGCTGGACGGTTCCCAATAGCACTCGGCAAAACGCTTCTTCGTCGCGTCGTACTCGGAGCGCTGCGTGTCCCAGCCGTCATTCGGGTAGATCATGTGGCGCACGGTGAACTTCGCCGTCTCGTTCTTGTCCGTGATCGCCCGCTTGGCCTGCGCGGAAAGCTGGTCGTACCCGAACGCTTCCGCGAGGTTGCCGGCCGTATCCTGCCACTCGCGCGCGAAGTGGTTGACGCGCCGCCGGCTGTCCTGCGCGATGGCGTAGGAGCCGATGGCGTGCGTCTCGCAGCGGATGACGGTCTCGGCGTCCTCCTCGATGGACATGGCCGCCGTGGCGAACAGCCCGCAGTCCCAATACAGCGTCTCGGCCTCGGTGTAGAAGTTGGACCGCTCCATCACCATGAGCACGGCGTCGCGCACGTCGGACAGCCAGCGCTTCACGGACGCCATGCCGTCCAGCGTCGCGTCCATCGTCGTCAGCGCGAACCACTGGCTGTAGGGCGACGACAGCTTGGACATGAAGCCCGCCGCCATCGTGCGGCTCGCGCGGAACGCCTCGTTGTCGAGGATCGCGCCGAAGGCGGGCGCGGGCTGGCTGGTCACGCACCACTTCGGCCGCGACGGGAGCACGGTCTGCCCGATGAGCGCCCACTTCGTGCGCAGCGGGGACATCTCCTGCCACAGCGCGCCGTGGAGCTTGTCGAGCCGCTGACGCTTGCTCAGTCCCGACGTATCGGGCGGCTTCTTGCCGGTGCCGTTCGACGCGGCGGTGCTCGGCTCGGCGTAGGCTGTCGCCACCGCCAACCTTGAAACGATTTCTTCGCCCAGCGCAAGCGAAAAGCGGCCCGCGCGTGCCGGGCAGACACCGCGGGCCATGGCACGGCGGCGGGCGATACCGGGAAAGGGGAAGTGCCGCAGGCTCGCGCGTGCGGTCTTAGGCTAACCCGACGAGCCGATTAGCTTCCAAAGGTTCTTCGGGCCGGCGCTGCCAAGTCCTTTTCCGCCCGTCAGCATCGTGTCGCTCGCCCCGTACGCGCCGATGGCCGCCTCCTTCGCGTGCTGCGCGGCGAGGCTGATATCCACGCTGGGGTCAGGCACCACCGGCGGCTTCTTCAGGCGCGGGAACTTCGGTGCGTCGGGCTGGATGTGCTTGAGCGGGTCCTTCACGTTCTTGATGAGCGCGGGCAGGCTCAAGTAGCCCTTGGCGGCGCCGGCTGGGTCGCACATATGGCCTCCGACGCTACGCCACGGGCGCCGGCACTTCAAGGCGCTTCCGGTAGCACCGGCCCACTTCGACCCACCCAGCGCGCGTGTACGTCACGCAGGCGGCCTCGGACGGGTCACCGAGGCTCGTGCCGGACGTGAAGCTCCGCGCCCCTGCGTCGCGCGCGTGGGCCTCGGCAACGGCCAGCAGGCGGGACGAGTGCCCAGCGCCGCGGTACTCCGGCGCGACGTACAGCGCCAGTTCGCTCGCGGTCGGCACGCCGCTCCACGAGTCGGGCGCCACGAGGTAGGCCATGAAGCCCGCCACCGCGCCGCCCTCGATGTCCACCACCAGCAGCGTCCCGGCCGCGACCAGCCGGTAGGCCACAGTCGCCACCCGCTCGGCGTCCAGCGGCACGTCGCGCAGGGCGGGGGCGGCGGACCACATGCGCTGGGCAAGGCGCAGCACGGGGGCGATGTCGGCGTCGGTCGCGCGGCGGATGATCGTCACGTCGCCGGCTCCGCCGCGTGCCCGTTGGCCGGCGGCTCGTCCTCCAGCAGCCGCAAGCCCTGCGGCGGCCGATCCGGCGTGTCGAAGTCCGGGATCTTGTCCGCCTCGCTCGTCACCGCAGGCTGGCTGCGCTTCAAGATCGTGCGCAGCTCCGCCTGCGCGCGCGCCAGCACGCGACCCACCGCGCACACCTGCACGTCCGCCGGGTTCGGCGGCGCGAGCGCGACAGCAGCCTCCCAGCGGTCGATCTGCCCGCCGAGGTCCGGCAGGCCCTCCATGACGCCCATGTTCGCGATGGCCACGCCCGCGTGCAGGATCTGCATGTTGAGCGGCGGCATCTGCTGCTGCGGGGGCGGCACGGGCTGGACCGGCAGCGGGGCGCCGTTGCGGGCGGCCTCGGCCGCTTGCGCGAGGTGCTCGAAGCGGTGATTGCTGAAGTGATTCGTCACGCGTTTCCTCCGTCGCAAACAAGGTCATACCAAGATTCCTTCACGGCCAGCCATCCGCTGGCCCACGCCCGCCGCCACCGCGCCGCTATCGAACGCGTTCCGGTGCGCGCGCCGCTCCGCCGCCAGCCCCTCCGGGATCGGCAGCACGCGGCTCACCGACCGAGCCACGGCGGCGCGTCCTCCATCACAGCAACCTGCGGCCTGCTGCTGTGCCGCGCCATCGGATTCTCCCGCGGCGCCACCGGGAAGGCAAACGTTAGCGCCAGCGCATCCGCGAGGTCCGGGGAGCGCATGCCCCTCGCGCGGAGTTCATCCTTGCTCTCCATCTGCATCCGGCTGTCGGCCTTGCTGTAGCTGTACGTCGGCGTGCACAGGTCCGCCTTCAGTTCCTCGTTGTTCGGCAGCGCCGCGCCAGACTCCAGCCAGTCGCGCATCGCGCTCCACATCTCGGCCTTGCGGTTGATGAAGTGCGGCGAGCTGGCCTTGCCGCCGAAGTCCACGCCCAGCGGGCTGTAGTTCAACTGCCGCAGCCGGTCGATCACGCCCTCGCCGCGCCCCGCGTCCACGAAGCACGCGTCCGCGCCCCACTCGTCGATCTCGCGCGCCACCTCCGCCGCGAGGCTCATGTTGTCGATGCTGCGGTAGATCTTGGGGTGGAACGACGCCAGCCCCTGCCGGCGGAAGATCACGCTGCGGTCCCCGCCGAAGCGCGCCACGTCCACGCCCAGCACCTTGGCGGCGCTGCTGTAGTCCTCGTCGCGCAGGTGCTTGCCGGACGCGCGCAGCACCACGTCCATCGGGATCAACTGGCTGTCGGACTCGGCCGTGAAGTCGTTGAGCATCTCCTGCCGGAACTGAGCGTCCGTCATGTTCTCGCGCATCTTCGCGATGATCTCGGGCGTGAACACGCCCGTGTCCATGACGGTGTACATGAGCCCGACCCACTCGGCGGCCGGCGCGTCATTCTGCCGCACGGCCTTGTGGTACAGCTCCGACAGCAGGTTCAGCCCCTTGCTCGTCCCGATGAA